ATGCCTGCCAAGATTTATCGTCCCGCAAAGACCGCCATGCAGTCCGGCAAGGCCAAGACTCATCTATGGGTTCTGGAATTCGATCAGGAAACTCCACGAAAGATCGATCCGATCATGGGCTATACGTCATCGGGCGATACGCGCCAGCAGCTCAGGCTGACATTCGAGACGCAGGAGCAGGCGGAAGACTACGCCAAGCGTAACGGCATCGACTACCGCGTCATCCCGCCGAAGGATCCGATCCGGCAGACCGTGTCCTATTCCGACAACTTCCGCTTCAATCGTATCCAGCCCTGGACTCACTGAAGCCAAGCACTTATTGAACGTCGACCATTGAGTTTGACGGCGGTTTCAGGCATGTGTTGCCCGCCGCACAAGGTGCGGCCAGGCCTTACGGCCCCTTAGCTCAGCTGGATAGAGCACTTGCCTTCTAAGCATGTGGTCGCAGGTTCGAATCCTGCAGGGGTCGCCAAATCTAATTGTAAGTTATTGATATTGTTATGGGTGCGACCAAGCAGGGTCATAGGTGCGACCTATAGTCTGTTCGACAGACGTTCTGAAGCGCCTCGCGCCAACCTCTTCTTATCGGCTTCCTTGGTGTAGATTTCCGCCATAGCAAGCCGCGACCAGCCGAACATTGCCATCAGTTCATGTGCTGTTGCGCCTTCATCGGCCGCTATCGTCGCCCCTGCTTTCCTCAGTCCATGCGCTCTGCATTCATCCGGCAATCCCGCTGCAGTGCATTGCTTGGCAAACCAATTCCCAAATGATGCTCCTGAACTGAACGGCTTGCCGCGCTCCGTCGTAAGGAATGCGAGATCGCCTGTCGGCGTTGCTTCAATCGATTCCAGGAGCTGGCGAAAGACAGGCAGATGGACCCATTGCCCTGTCTTCTCAGTCTTCAGTGAAATAATGCCGTCTTTGAGATGTTGTCGCCCGACGATGACAGCATCACCGCGGCGCAGGCCGAGAAAGAGGAGAATGTCTATTGCGAGGCGCGGCTTCGTTCCGACCTTGTGATGGGCACGATATTGCTCGACTTGCTCAACGGTCCAAGTGTGGAATCCATCAGACTTCACCTTAACTTTGCTCACGCCGGCAACAGGATTGATCGCCACCTTTTCAGCCTCGACGGCCCATTTGAAAAGGTGTGACATGGTTTTCAGGAAATTGTTTGCAGCATTGGGTGTAGCGGCACGCTTATCTATGCCAGCCTTGATATCTGCCTTTGTCATTCGCCCGTAGGGAAGATCGCCGTTCTTTTTCAGGACTTCCTTGAGAATGTTGTCTCGGGCTCGACGTGTGCCCGCTGCTAGCTCAGCCCAAGCGGCGCTTCGCTTATATTGCTCTACCAGCCACTTCAGAGTTCCAGTCGCTGCCTTTTGCGGTTCTGGTGCTGCGCTTGAGCCCGTGAGGGCCTTCTCATAAGCAGCATTGAATTCATCACTGCCATATTCCCCGCGCAACCGGACGCGCTTCCCCTTCCGCTTGAAATACCAGACAAGCTTTTTATGGCGGGTGGTTTCGTGTGACAAAAATGGTTTGCGCGGCATGTCCTCCATCAGAGATCGAAACCTCTGATGGGTTCAACGTCATCCTTCTTGTGGATAGCGGGGATATCGGGCGAAACGCCGATCTTTTTTCCATCTATCTCCACCCAGACGGTAACGCCGTCGCGCTTGGCAACCTTCGCCATGCGGTGGAGATCGGATTCCTTGATGAGCGCAGAGGCTGTCATTCCCCCTCCTTCCCACTGTTGGCACTTTGTTCCTGCAATAGAGTGGGGGCTATATCCGGCGTGTGATCGATAGATAGGACAGCAAGAGTTTCGCCAGTTGCGTTGCGATAAATGCGCTGCAGCCGCTGTCTGAGCATTTCCCATAATGCCGGAGGCAATCTTTTCCCGTCCAGAAGTTGGCCGCGAGAAGCCATGCTGACGAGGGATTCGCTCAATCGTTTTTTGAGATCATCCGTCACTTCCCCGCCTCCTCGTTAAGAGCCGAGCGGCCAGCATCGGTGATATAGACCGTCTTACCGATAACTTCGATCAGGTTGGAAAGCCAAAGACGATTGATGATTTTTTCATCACAATCGCTCACCCATGCCGGTCCGATTTCGTTCCGACGCCGCAGGAATTTTAGATCGTTAGCGGTCAGCTTCACCATCACCGCTCCTCCAGCCGAGACAGGAGGGCGCGGGCGGCGCGAAGATCGCCAACCGTCAGCAGCGGTGCATAATTGTGGGCTGACATCGGTCTGAAAATATCAGCATCGACTTCGGTGTCGCCAATATCTCGTTCAGCAACAAGGCTGAATGGCTCTAGCACCTTCCTCACCTCGTCCATCACCTCTGCATGGCGCTGGCGTTCGGCCTCAACAATGTCGGCTCTGATATATCGTGTGGGCTTTTCGCCACATTCGGAGCACGTTTCAAAAACTGCATCCTGGCACCACTGCCGGCCTTCAGGATGGTTGTTTTCCGCGCACTTCGGCTCAAGCCAGATTTCGGGATGATCGCTCATTTGCGCACCTCGACAGCGACAAAGCCGGGGCAGGGCTTGTTCGGCTGATCTTCGTTTTTGATGAAACCGCACATCATGCAGCATTTGATCTGCATTGAAGAGAAAACGCGCTCGTGCCAGATATGGCCGTTGTCTTCCTTCGGCGGATGGCAACAAGCCACGATATGGATTTTCCCGCTTCCACGGTGGCAATCGCAGGAGCAGTTGTCGCAGGCCGGCGGCAGGAGCCTACGACCGGCGCCGATCTCAAGATCGCCTTCCTGCGCGGCTCGCTTTTCGAACCATTCCTTGTCGATCGGGAGCTTCATGATTGCTTCTCCCCTTCGTTAGAGGGGGACGGTGGAGGGGGCAGTGGACGCCAGTGGGTCGGCTTCCGCGAGGTCGGATAGATCACCTCCGAACTATCGTTTTCCTCGTACCAGTCTTCAGGCGCATATTCCTGCTCATGATCGCCGTACTCGTCCGACCACTCAAGCTGAGTGTGGTAGCAGGCGGTGACGATGCGCCAGTTTCCGAGATCATTCTGATAGGCGACCAAAACCTTCTGGTTCTTCGGCGCGCTCGATATGTCCAGCCAGCCATCTCCGCCGTTTCCGGCTTCTGGGATGGGGGCATGGAGGGGGACGAGCTTGAAGTCCTTGAAAGCAACGGTGCCGAACAAATCGACGCAGCTCACTCCGAACTTCAATTGCGCGAGTTCGACCTCAGTCACATACCCAGCCGGCTCCCTCGCGCAGACTATGCCGCCTATAGAAGAGAGGTAGGCGGAGATGGCGGCCCCTGCGGCGGAAACAGCATTGCGACGGTTTGCTTCTTCAAACGTGCCGAATTCACCATGAGCAAGCAGTTCGTTCGCAGCTGCCTGGAGAGCCTTATCGTGCTGAATTGTCATTGGGAGAGCCCTCCGAAAATCTTCCGGTGCGCATCAATCAGCGCCATCTCGGATTCAGTGAAAATTGGCTGAGAAACGTCTAGGCCGATCAGGGAATTCAGGCTGCACTGCAAGGCTTCGCAAAGTGCCAGGATCAGCCAAAGCGTCGGATTCTTCGATTGACGGCGCTCAAGTGCCCAGATATGGGCCTTGGACGATCCGGCGCGCTTGGCAAGCTCGTCTAGTGACAGACCAAGCTCATGCCGACGGACGTTGATGTATGCAGCCATATGCGCGGTGATTTCTGGATGACGGTCAGGGCGCATCACTCCCCTCCTGTATCGAGAGGGGCGGCGGAAGCTTCGACCTTGGCGACAAGGCCTTCCAGCTTTGCCAGAGTTTGCCAGCCCCACCCGCGCCCGCTGAGAACTAAACGATGATCCTCCGAAAGCTGCCTGCTCGCAGTGCGCAAAACTGCGAGAGCGTCCCTGACGGCGTCTAGCAATTCAGGTGCCGCTGCGATCAGCCGACCTGTTGCGATGTCCCGCTCATCATCAAGACCGTTACTGTGGGCGAGGAAGCAGACACGGTTCTCTGCGCTGCTCCACACGACTTGATTCCATGGCGGACCATCGACGGTCCACGGTCTCGGAGTGTGCTTGCTCATCCTCTGCTCTCCTCTTGCTGGGAGAGGGCGGAACGACCTTCGGGAGTAAGCCCATAGCCGGCACCGTGGGGAACGCCTTCATCCGTCCAAGACATGCGCACAAATCGCGTCAGACCCTTTGCGGCCAGACCGCGCACGGCCCGTCTGACTTTTGATTGATCGATTTCAGCTCGGGAGGCGATGGTAGCGAAGTTCAGAACGTCGAAATCTTCAGCGGTGTCCTTCCACGCCTGAAAAGCCTTTGCTTCGTAGCCGGTCAGTTTCATCCCCGCTCTCCCTTCGCTACATGCTGGAGGGCGGCTCGACGATTCCAGGCTTCAATAACGTCCATTCCTTCGCGCGGCGTGAAATCGATGCCGCACCCAACGCAGTCGATAGCGTACGGGGCCCCTGTGCCGGGCCAGCGGTATGATGGATAGACACCCTCTATGCTGCCACAGAACGGGCAGGGAAGAAGAGCCTTTTCGTGCGGGGTGGTCATAGGAATAATCCTTGCTGTTCGTCGTACCGCTCAACCGTCTTGACCGATCGGCGATATTGCTCGAATGGCGTCTTTCGCCAGATCTGCGGGGAGTTTGCCCACCGCGCGACATCGCGCAGAAGCTGCTTGTTCCAGTCGAAACGGGGATAGGGCTCGCGCTCAAGGTCGTTCAGCTTCATGTACGGCTGCACGTGCGGTTCGCCGCCCCACGCTATGACCTCGCGGATTCGGTCCATACATGATGCGAACGGCTCGTTGCCGATCAGGACATAGACGCGCTTCCGACGGGGCGAAACCTCTCGCAGCATCTTCATCACCCGTTCGACATAGCCGCGCTCTTGCTGGTCGTCGTAGGCGAAGCGCCATGGCCCCTTGTTGATAGCCTTCCAGCGATTGAACACGTCGTCATCAAACGTGCGCGGCTCGAAACCGGAGTTGGCGTCAAGCAATGGCACTTCGGCGGCGATGTACCGGCTTATAATGAAATCCTGATAGTCTGCCGGCAGGCCAGAGAGATTGTTGCCGCAAAGGATTGGCCGAACCGGGAACTCTGGCAAAAGAGTGAACTGCTTCCCTTCCATTTTGGGCACAATGCAGAACCAGCACCCTACAGGGCAGCCTCGACTTGCGATCGTGGCGTTTGGGTTGTGATGCACCACAGCGTCAGGGATGTCGCCGCCGATCTCCGCTACGTCCGCGAGAAAGTGCTTGCGCGTGAAGATACCTGGACCGCCGGCCCGAACCTTGTAGCCAAGCGAGCGCCAGTAGACGGCGCGCTGGTATGCGTCCTGCAGCTTCCAAGTAAAAGCAACAGATAGATAGGCGGTGTCGCCATCCGTCCATTCGGCTAGTCCGCCGACCCACCCGGCCATCACTCCCCTCCTTTATAGAGAGGGGCGGCGGAACGCTGAACGAGAGTAACGATGGCCTCAACGCCGCACCAGTATGCAAGCGGATCCTCTTCGGCGCGCCAGACTTTATGTCGACGCCGCGGATTGCCGGTCATTTCGCTTCCCATTGCAGTATGGATGATGCGGCCAGCTTCGGCGTAAACCTGTTCGGAAGTCATGATTGGCTCCCCGTCTTCGCGATTGCATTTCTGGCTAGCTGACGCACTTCGGCCGGCGTTGTCTCCCATTTATCTGGCGCACCCCAAGCTGGCGTATTGGCGATCATCGCTAAAGAACGACGGAAATTTTCGTTCTCCTCCCTCAGCGCGGCGATATCAGAGGCGGGGACAGGGGAAATCTCATTCTCGCTAAGGAAGCCGTTGATAGCATCCTCGATCATGGCCCGCTCACCGTCTGTGGGGACATAATCACCTTCGTCGGCGCGGAACTCATATTCCATCGCATATTCATGTGCTGAAATGCGTATGGGCGCCCTTTCCCCCATCCCTCCTACCGGAGAGGAGAGAGCGGAGCGGATGCGGGCCTCGTAATCCTGCTGGGCGGCGGCTTTGGCAGCTTCTTCCGTTGCGTGCTTCGTTTCGTCCGGATCGCCGTATGGATAGCAGTGGAAAGTCCACCGCCATTCAGGCTCATCGTCAAAACCATAATCTGCCACAGTATAGGAACCGAATGGCGTATCTGCATTGCCGTCATCCCACTCCAGCGCCTTCACCGCCACAGGCAGAGGCGCGGATGTGGCGTAGAGGGGGCGAACTTGTACTTCGTTCGGAAGCTCCTTGGCCAGATCCAGCCATTTTTGCACATCGGTGGAGGAAAGGCCGCAATCGTTCCAATTTCCCCATCTGCCTGCATATGTCTGTCTCCATTGCCACGCCACCGGATCTCCGGGTATGAGCGCAAGGGCGGCGGCCTGTATCTCCCGCACGTCTCTTTCATGCAGGCATTCGCTGGCCGGAAGATCAACGCTCGATAGGGTGAGGTTCATTACGGCTTCGATCATTTCAGGTGTCGGTGACATCACTCGCCCTCCTGATCGGAAGCCGCTTGGTCCTTCATGTACCAATCGACGATTGTGTTGAACTGGTCGCGTGGTATCTCGATCCAAACCCCGCGTTGGCCGTCAGCAGGCGCGTGAAGGGTAATATGGTCTCCTCCAGACAAAAGGATCGACCAAACAGTGCTGTTTTGAGGATGGTTGTCACTTTGAAGCGCTATCAGTTCTTCAAATGTTTTTGCGTCACGAGGTCTCATGCGTCGATTTCCTTGTAGAGCGGTCTGGGCTGCAGGCTCGGCTTAGGCTGCCGGCGCAATGCCTTTTCGGATTTCGGAAACCCAGGGCCGCGAAGCTTCTGCTTTGGCGACTTGAAGCCGAAATAGTTCGCCTCGACACGCTTGGCCTTGGCGATGGCTTTGACATCGTTCGAGGTCTTGGGCTTGTGGCAGCACTCGACGCCAAGGAGCTTGCCGTCAGCGGCGGTCAACTTCGCGCTCTTGTCGACCTGCAGGCCGTCCGGCACGGTGTGGTCGATGTGATATAGCTTCTTGCCGAGAACGAGGCCGCAGCCTTCGCAGGCGATCTCTCCGCTTGGCAGCATCGCGCGCTTGACGATCTGGGCATAGACAGCTTTGGTGAATTCGCGACGAGCCATCAGAAGAAATACTCCTCCTTTGGCGATGCGCTGGGCACCATGCCGCATCGATATTCTGGGTCATGCCCTTTCAGGCGGACGATACGCTCGCAGCAACTGCAAATATGCTCGCGGATCGCATCTCGCTTCTTCGTCCGGATCAGCGGGATTTTCACGTGGCCGTTGCCAGATTTCTGGGGCTCGAAGTCGTATTGCTCGCATTCGCTCCGGACTCCAGGCTCTATGAAGACAACCGCCTTCGATCCCTTTGCCCTGATAACGACGCCGGGAAAATAGGCAAAGGCTTGCTCTTCGCGCCCCCAGCTATCGCCACCATCTTCCCATCCGACGAAGAGATCGACCCAGACGGCATCTCCAGGCTGATAGACCGGCCGCCGATGCTTGCAGCGCCACTTTAACGAGGTGACGCCAATTCCCTTGACGTGGGCTTTTACGGCCTCGCGGGCATGGCAATAGCCGATACCGAAAACGCAGCCTACACAGGTCTGATATGTCATGCCGCACCTCCATCCTTCACTTTGGAGGCGAGATCGAGAACGATCTTCGCGACCTCAAAGGGATCTTCAAGCTTGTTGGAATAGACCGCGCTATACGCGCCGCTGCACATGGCAACCGCCTGAACCATGGCTTGCATGGTGATCAGGAACTTCGTTTCTTTGGTATCCGCGACCTGCAGAACTGAATGGATGGATTCAGCGACACGGTGGCGGGCGAGATTGCAGAGGTCACGCTCTAGCGCGCCGAAGGGGAAAGTCTTGGGCGACTTAAGCATCTTCGTCACCCCGCAGTTTCTCCACGGTCGTTTCCAACACCTCAGCGAAATGATCGAGCGCCGGCCCGAGCCGCTTCGGATCATTGGCGATGGCGCGCATGGATTCGCTGATCGCGCGGGCCTTGGCCTTATTCTCCGGAGAGAGCTTGACCAACTCGTCGGTGGCCCACTGCTTTTCGATATCTTTGAGAACGGACAGCGATACGTTCGTATCCGCCGCCATTGGCAGGACATCTCGAGCGAACTTGATCAGGAGATCGCGTTCAGAAAGGGGAGCGTCCGACGACGAGGCTTGGGGGGCGGTATCGTCGGACGCTGCGGAAGCGGAAAGGGTGCCGCTGTCCGCTGTATCCGGCTCGGATGGCGTCGAGCCGGAATTGGTGGATTGGGTATCGAGGACTTTGCCTGTCTCCGGATCGGACGGCTCCTCGTCGACATGCGCGGTTTCCTTGCGCAGGGTAGCGACATCGACGCCGGTCATTCGGCTGAGAAGCTCGATCATCTGGTCGAGAGCCTCTTGCAGCTCGGGGTCTTCGAGCTCTGTCAGCGACTTCGGATACTGCATGAATTGGCCGCCGACGGTCTTGGACAGGTTGACGATGCCGAGGGCGAGCTTGATGGCCTCGTGAGCCTCATCGCGCGTCTTCCACGGCGTCTTGCATTGCTTCAGCACGAGACCGAGCACCGCGAACCATTTCCTGATCAGTACGCGGTCTTTCTCTTCCGTGAACCGGACGAAGACGACGGTGCCGCGGCGATATGAATTCAAGCGCTCCTGGTCGAACGGGCCAGCCGGGACAAGCCGACCGCCTTCGATCGTCATCCTCAGGGCCGGAAAATCTCCCTTCGTCATGCTGCACCGCCTTCCTGCTCTGGCACGGGTGGGATGACGACATCGGGAAGCCCGCCGTCAATCATCTCAGCCAAGGCGCGCAGTATCCCTGCGGACTTCTTGGCCTCGTCCTGGCGCTGGCGGATTTGCGAATGGTAGCTGATGGCGGCCGAGAACTTGATCTCCGTTCCCACGCCGACGCCCAGCCGGCGCCAGTCGTCCGAATATGAGCTGTAGTGACCGGCAGACTGAGCCGCCTCGTCTCTCGTCATCTGGACGATGTAGCCGTCCTTAGTCTCTCCGATGATCTTCATGCCGCACCTCCGATGCGCTTCTCAGCGCGCTTGCGGATCGCCTTTGCGATGCCCTGGTTGACTTCGCCCTGCGGCTTACCGTCGAAACGGGCCATGGGGTCGAATTCGGTCCAAACTTCTTCCAGCGACGCCATGTCGTTGACGACGGCGAGAGCTTCCTCGATCTGCTCGAAATAGGTCGTATCGTCGACGACCTCTTCCTCGACCGTAGTGAAGGTCTCTTCCTCGATCGGCTCATCGTTCTCGACGACATTAGCCTCCTCGACAGCCTCATTTTCGGCCGGCGGCGCTGGTGGAGCAGGAGGCTTTGGCGGCTGTGGCGCAGCCTTCGGGCTGGCGTCGTGATCAATCGCGCGGCCTTCCATCTCCTCGGCGGCGTACATGCTGCCAACTTCTTCAGGGAAAGCCTTTCGAAGGGCAGCGGCCTCGACGCACTTGTCGAACTGCCCGCGCGGCCGGCGAGCCCACATATCGTTCGGAACGTCGGACTTGCCGACGCTGGCATAAGTCTCCTCCCAGAAAATCTTGGTATGGAAGGCAATCTTCTGGCCCTTCACGAAACGATAGACGACTACGCTTGCCCATTCCGGAAAGCGGACCGTCTTCGAGATTGTTTCCGCGCGATTGCCGCTGCCTGTTTGACCGGAGAAGGTTCTCTCGACCATCGGGCCGAACTGAACCTCATCAATACCGGCATATTCGCCCGTGCGCGCCGCCGTGGTGCGGATTTCAGCGATGCCAGGCCAAACGGTTTCGACCATGCGGCCAAGAGCCGTCGACCACATCGGAACGATATGGACCGGCTTCTTGAAGATATCGAGATTGCGCGACCGGCAGTAGGAAAGCGCCATGGTGATCGCTTCGACGGTCTTCGCGTTCGGAAAGATTTGGTCGACAAGAACACGCCATTGCGCCGACGATACGTCGAACTCGCGGGCCACAGCTGGGGAGATAGGCAACCGCGACGGCTGCAGGACGGCAACCGCCGTTGAATTATCGCGCTGGTCTATCTGCGGGCCGCGCTGGGTCTGCTGTCTGGTTTGGGTCTGCGTGTTCATCAGAAATCCCACCTTTTCTCGGCGGAGACTTCCGCGGTGGTTTCGGCGACGGGTTCCGGCTTCGGATCGGCACGGCGGAGGATTTCCTTCTCCGCCATTTCGGATTCTGCCTTGATCTCGACGACCTCGACCTCTTTCGGGCCGTGCTTGGTTTCGACCATGACCTTGTCGCCCGGCTGCAGCTCAAGGCCGGCTGGCACAAAATAATCGTAAGTTTTTGCGTCTTCGGCCTTCTGCCACTTGAACTTGACGGCGGCGACGGCGCGGGAAGGGGTAAGCAGATCGCTCATAGTCATTCCTCGATGTTGAAGGATTTCGCGCGCCAGGCGCGGCGGATAATTTCGAATTGGATGCCGCATTCGTTCCAGGCGTACCAAGGAGCGCGCTTTGCCTCGCTCCAGAGCTCCCAGAGAAAGACGGCAACCATGAACGGTGGCGTGAAGATGATGAGGAAAAGACGAACCCTCATCAGCGCACCTGCGCTTTCTCGACCGTCGTAATGCCTGGGATGTCTCGGCGGCCCGCGTCGATAGCGCGCTGCGCAAGCTTGCGGAGAAGGTCCTGCATCTCGGGATGGCCGGACATGTAGATCGCGAGTTCCCGCCAGTCGGTGACCTCGTTGAGAACGACCTTTGCGGTTACAGACGCCGCTTTGCCGTAGCCGGCACGGATTTGGCCGGCACTGGTATCGGGCAGAGGCTGCGGCGGTGTTTCGACCTTTGGAGCTTCAAGAACTTCGGTTTCCGTCGACTGCTGGCGAGCGGCTTCTTCGGCTGCCCGTCGAGCTTCTTCGGCCTTGCGCTCCTCCTCGCGCCGACGGCGGAGCTTTTCAGTCTCCCAGGCTTCGAGCGATGCCTTGACGGTGTTCGCCCCTTCCTTCGCGGCCTTGACGATCGGCATCCAAATCTTGTCGATCGCCTTGCCGGCTTCGAGGTGCGGGCGTTTCAATTCGTCCCGCTTCTTATCGGCATCATTGGAAAGCTCGTTGAGGCGGTTGCGGAGCGACTGAGCCTTGGTGGCCGTTTTGTCGTCGGAAATCTTCTGGTAGGCTACCAGACCATGGAGCGCCGCGTCGATCTGGTCTTTGAGCGTCTCGATCGGATCAATCTCGCCAGAATTGTCGCCAATGCCAGGGTCATGCGTCTTCACCTGAGCGGTGACCGTAGCGTCATCGTCGGGCCAGCCTTTCCCATCCATCGCCGCCGTATAGGCTTCGAAGGTCACCGGGTACCGGCAGCAGAACGTCCAGATCTCGTCTGGCCGAACCTCGCGGCCGTTGCGATATGCGACGATCTCGTCCGAGCCTTCCGGATAGAAGATCGCGACCGGATCAAAGGTCTTGTCACGGTTCTTCGCACGAAAGTAACCTTGGTTCGGCTCTCCCTCATGAACGGGGAGGGTCTTGCCGATCGCCGCCGGGTTCTTGAGCGCCGCGCGCCACCAGCTCCACCGATCTATGAGTTTCGACGCAAGCGCGCCAATAGACTGCTCTGCCATAACGGCTCACTCCTGTTGAAATTAGATGGTATTCAGCGCCGGGACGCGATCTGTTCCTGATGGTCGAGAGACCATTTCCGGTCCGCATCACGGGCCATGGGGATCGACCAGACAACGATCACGGCGGCGATGGCGATGAGCCAGGTAAATCCGACGATCAACCAGAATTCGCGATCTCGCTTTTGCTGTGCTGCAAGGGCTCGCGCGTTGATGTCGGCCAAGCGAGCTTGAATATCGGTCACGACACGCGCCCTCCGATTTCCGGTACGCGTGCCGTCGAATACGTCAGCGGCATCCCGCGACGATGGCGGAGGGCAGAAACCGCCGGCATGTTTCCGGCGACGGCATCGCTCCATTCCAAAGCCGCATGTTTGCCGTGCGTGGTGCGATCGTCTTCGATCTGCTTCACGATCATGGTGAAGAGTTCGCCGTTGAAGACATCTGCGCTATTGATCTTGCTGGGGCGCGTCAGGCGACGGCCGCCGTCCAGAATGACTTCCGAGACATAGAACTCGCTGTCATCCTCATAGGCGCTTTCGAGCGTGGCTGTGCCGTAGGCCACAAGGCCCTCACCGGAAAGCTGCATTTCTTCGAAATCGAATTGCACGGTCGTCATTTTCGCCATCCTCATCAATCGTTCACGTATCGGTTGGCCGGCTGCCGGGAATCGAACCCCTGAGGACCGTCGTCCTGCCCCTCCGCGTTACCTACGCGGTGCTCTCACCAGTGAGCTAAGCCGATCACTTTCGAAGTGGACCAGAAGGCCCACGCCGAAGGTGATCAGGCATCGTAGACGTCGCCCATCTCCAGAGCGGTCTGGTGATCGATCACACGGCCCTTGAAGTCGTTGTTGGATTTCCAGTAGGCGAGCATCTGTTCGGCTTCAGCCTTGGTGCGGAAACGGTCGGCGTAGTCGCGAGCGCCGTTCATGCAGAGCGAGGACGGCTGACCGAACCGGCCAGAGCGCTGAAAGTCTGCGTTGTTGTCGATGATGTAAAACATTTCCCTTCTCCTCATCTCCCCGACTTCCTTGCGGGGCTCAGTCGGTGCGCTGTTGCGGCGAGGTTGTTCGAGGCTCGGGCCTCGCCGCTATCTCCGAGCTGCTGTTCACATGACGGCCTCCATGTTGGAGCGACTGTCACCCTGCTTTCACCGCGATCCAGATCGGCCGGAGCTTCTTCGTGGTCGCTGTCTACGAGGGAAAAGATGCATTATGCATTCTCTATCGTCAAGCATAAAAAATGCAAAACGCATTTTATTTATTGACGAGGTGTGCATGATGGCGCAAAAGAAAAGCGCCGGCGGGATGATCCGACCGGCGCTCGAAGCAGAATTCGTGATAGAAATTGCCTAACACATCACAACAATTGATGGAATAGGCAAAGCTGCTCCGGGGTGCCGAAAAGCGCAAAATCTTGGGTCTGCTCGGAGGTTCCCGCCAAGTTGATGCGTTCTGATGCGCAAGGGCAGCGGTCTTTCTGGGTTTTCACCCGCGCCGCCGATCATTCCGGCACATGAACAATCCCATGCGGTACCGGTGCCAGGCTCACCGGGCGAAGTCAGACGGGGTTGATGGCCCGCCGGGAACACAGCTTTGCGAGCTGCCGGATAACCAATAGCACCTTTCGAGGAATTTCAGTTTCGGCAGCGTACCGATGAACCGCCTGACCAGCGGGAGGATGCCGACCACAGCCCGGTAGCGGCCGGGATAACAAACCGAGCTATTGGGCGATATCGACTTCACGGATGCTTGGCTTCGACGGGATCGAAGCTCGAAAGGATGGTCCTCCTCAGGACCATCTTTTTTGATCTCTATGGTCACAAGAACCTTTTTCATCGACAACTCAAGGCTTTGCTAAAATCAAGAGCGAAACGAATCACTTTCGACTCGACTTTCGCGCGATCTCCTGCTTTCTTTCCATGAACGAAATGAGAACAAACAGGAGAGACAAATGCAGAGGCCGCCAGTCGATCACCCCGACGCTATGAGGTTAGTTATTGAATTATCAAGCCTTTACGTGGCGTGCGACGATTGCGGACACTCACGCGTTTTAAGTTTGTCCAACCTTCGCAAAGCCGCCGAGCTCGGGGTGCACAATTACATGCAGCTGTGCCGCAAAATCCGCTGCAGTGAGTGTCCGAAGCGCCCTCCGGCTTACCGAAACCTCACCATTCGACCGACATGGGTTTGCGAGCAGGCTGTCGCCTAGATGTTGGCGCTGAAAACTATCTTATGGACCGAGAAGACCTTGTCCGTCTCAAACTCAAGTTCGTGCTGTTCGTCCTCTTCCGGATTGTATTGGTAGAGCCTGGTCACCTTTGAGGATTGAGAGACGAAGCGCTTGATGTAGCTCTCTCGACCGTTCTCCTCGTCGGTGACGATCTGCACCACAACGTCATCGCCCTGGCGCACCGGTTCGTGGGGGTTTAGCCAAACGGTCTGTCCTGCGAAGTAACGGGGTTCCATGCTGGTCCCATAGACCCGTACCGCATAAGCTCCCTCGACGCCTTCGAGCATCGGGGGCATGAAAACCCGGCCGACCTCGCTCCCGTTCAAAATGAAGCGCCCATTGGGACCGGCTACTGTTTGCCCAAGAACAGGGACCGATTTATCGGCCGAGAAAGGCTGATATCGCGGGGGAAAGCTGGCGTTAGGCGCAGACTTGTTGGCTAACGTCTTCGTCTGAACAATCGTCAACTCTGGCGGTGACTTCGTGTCTTCGACCAACGCGACATCATACCCAAGATCCGCACCGGAAGCTCGGCCCCGCAGTAGCCAATCCAGGGATACCTTGAAGCGCCGAGCATAGAGATCGGCTTCTCTCACGATGCCGCGCGTGCCGTTCTCGTGCTGTGAATATGTGGAGTAGGGAACGCCAAGGGACTCCGACGCTGCCCGGGCGGTTTTGAATCCTGCCTGCAGTCTAGCCTTCTTGAGCCGAGCTCCAATTTCTTTGTCATCTGCCATAGGCATTGTGTACATGAAAGAAAAATGCATTTGGCATTGACAGAAAAGAATGCGTAATGCATTTATGATGCATGACGCACGAGCTATCGACCCCAAAAGACATCACCGACGCCATGGAAGCCCTTGGCATGAACCAGCCTCGCTTTGCTGATGCCGTGGGCGTCGACCAGGCGACTGTATCGAGATGGGTGAACGGGAAGGCCAATCCGTCGGCTCCCGTTCGCAAACTGATTTCTCGTCTTCTGAGTGAGCATGCCGCGACGCAAGCGGAGACCGCAGCATGAGCGTGTGGAACTTCGACATTTCCGCCGCGCCGCGCGATCGACAGATCCTGATGCGCACCACGCGCGATGGCGACAAGGTCTTTGTCACCAACTGGCTTGAGCCGACGAAGCATTGCCCGAACGGCCGTTTCAACGGCTTTTCGGAGAACGCCAAAACGTTGCCGGCTTGGTGCGAAATACCGGCTTTCGACAATCCGCCGGAAACGGTAGCCGGGGAGACTGGCATGGTGCTCGGGACGGGGAGGGAACGCCCCTTGTCCATCGGCCTTCATACCGATGGTGACCTGGAAGCGCGGTTCGAAACCGTCTCTCTCCACCAGAATTCCAAAACCGATGCTGCTATTTCTCGCCCCGGTAAACCACGGCCCGAGATTGAAAACGGATCGGATCAGGAGGGATCGGTATCCGACACCTCCGGCGGGATGCAGGACGAGATTGCGATCCATCCCGCCACCAATTTCATCCTCGACGACTGTGGGAGCGGAGCATGAAGAAGCTTTCCACCGGCATCTGCATCGTAGTCCAAAACGCAATTGAAGGCCGCACGCCGCACGAACGAGTGCAGGCAGAGCGTCCCATGAAGATCGAAACTCAAATCCAGGCGAGGGCGGCATGAGCAACTTTCACGTTGGACAGAAGGTAGTGATGGTCGATGACTGGAAGCCGCATGTGCGCGAGCGAGCTGCCGATGAAGGCGTGACGCTCCCGACATTGGGCACGATCTATACCATCCGTGGGATGGAGCCGGGGGTCTTTAACCCGTCCAAAATCTATCTTTGGCTCAACGAAATTCATAACGGCCCTTGCTCGGACGGCATCGAAGCGAACTTTTGCTCGTCTCTTTTCCGTCCCGTCGTCGAGCGCAAGACAGATATTTCGTGCTTCACGGACATGCTGAACTACAAGCCCAAAGTCGTGGTGCTGTCATGACCGCAATCCTCGGATATTGCGCGCTAGCTCTAGGTACAGGCGCATTCTTTGGCTGCATCATTTGGGCGGCGAAAAGCCTCATTCCTCATGAGAGCGTCACGGACAACGCCGGCGCCGTCGAAGGCAACGACCGCTTTCCTCTCATCCGTGCAATCGATGATGATCCCTTTTGGGATGATGTCTGATGATGGCGGTCAACGAAATCCCTCCCTCGGATTCACGCGAGAGCCGCTTGGAACGTGCTCTTCGCGCTGAATATCCGCATTACATTCCCGCACCGCAGCTTTGCAACCTAATCGGTCTTTCCTGGCAGTCTGACCCGGTTCGGTCCTTCACGCTGCTCTGCATCTCATTTTCCAAACTCAATCAGGAGCTTCTCGGTACCGGCTGGCAGGCCGTTCGTACCGGTCCGGATCCTGACGATTTCTACAGGCTGTCGCCGGTCGGCGGCGGCTGATGTCCTTTCGAATGCCGCCGTCCTGACAGGGATCAACCTATGCAAGGACGGCGGCAGTGAACAGGGAAAACTCAGACCGAATTTCGGTCAAAACACCACATCAGGGAAAGACGAAAGCAATGTACGCAGTTGATGTTTTCACTCCCAAGGAGGCTGACGCTTTAGCCAGAAAGATGGTCGAGCGTGAAAGCCGTGGGCATGGCGATCAAGCGAACGCCTACGACGCAGTGGCGGGGAGATGCGGCCTCTCCGCCCGCCAACTCAAGCGCTTCCTCGCGGGCGAGATCAAAAAGCCATGGTTCGATCTGCTTCACGGCATTCGGGTCGGCTGGATCAACCTTTGGGAAGAAGAAATCCAAAAAATGCAAAGGGAACTCGAGGCCCAGAAAGACAGGTTCGGAGGTGATCATTTTCGAGATCTTGAGGCTGAAGTTCAGGCTTTGGCTGCGAAGGTTCAAGCTCAAAAGGAAAGGCTCAAAATATGACGGCAGCGGCAGGGCATAACACCACGCTCAACGACGAGGAAAAGCAGGCGCTTTGGGGGCATCACGTCCGGCGCCGGCTCGCTCACAAGACGAAGTCCGACGAGCTCGCTGCCGAAGGCAAAGAGCTGAAGAAGGATGCCAAGAACGACGGCTTCTCGGAAGCCGAGATCAAAGACTACGTCGACTGCATGACGACCGACGACCCTCAGAAGAAGGTCGACAACTTCAACATGCTCAAGCGGAACCGTATCCGCCTCGGTCTGATCCAAGATGACCGCAACGGCGATCTTCTGGCTGACCGCGTGACCAACGAGCAGATGATCCACGCCGCCGGCGTCGAGGCTGGTCTTGCCGCCCTTGATCGCGTCTCGAAAAAATATGCTGCTGGCAGTCCCGAGGATCGGGCGTGGCTTGACGGCTACGACGAGGGCCAGCGCATCGCCCGCGAAAACCTGCAGTCGGCCATGGAGAAGCGCAACGCTGCCAAGCAGGCCGCGACCAACGAAGCGCCGCCCGCGACCGGCGATGATCCTTTCAGTTCCGATGACGACTGATGTTCCCCCCGGCGGCTCGCCTTCCTCCCGGCTTGAGCCGCCATCAACTGCTCAGCGCGAATGCTGAGACCTTCTCTTCCAAGCGGTGTGCGATGACGACATCTCGAAAATCATTCTGCTGCCCGACATGCGGCAGCCACATTGGAGAGGCTTCCCCTGTAGAGCGTATTTTGGATGCTGATCTCACCCGACAACAGCGGACCATCATCGAAGCGCTTTCGGAGCGCGTTGGCGATTGGGTTCGCGTCGCCAATCTCGAAAACCTGATCTGGTCGGACCGACAGACGGCTCGAGAGCTAAACACATCGCGACAAAGCATTTCAGCGCAGATCAGCAAAGCGCAGCATGTTTTGCAGCCCCTTGGGTGGTTTATCTCGTCCGATCGCCGCGGTTGCTATCGGCTTATCCCATTGGAGAAGTCGGCATGACAAAGATTTTCGGTTTCGACCCGTCGAAGTCCACCGGCTGGGCCATCTTCGAGCCCGAACAGCAGAAGATCGATCGCAACTACTCCAGCGTGAAATGCGGCGTCTTCCAGATGCCAGACAAGGCCGACCACTATTACACAGGCGATCAGATTGGTCTCAAAGTTGCCGCGCTGATACGCGAGTTCGGAAAGCCCGATTGGGTTGTTCTCGAAGAGCAATCGCTGGCCAAGATCGGCAACACCAGCGCGGATGCCATGCTCTACCCCTGGATCGCTACCACGGCCATCGTTTCGACGATCGCGAATTTTGGCATACCTTACGGTACCCTTCCACCCGGCACCTGGCGCAAGAGCTTCTACGGGCAGACCTTCAAGCCGCCGCTCGACAGCAAAGGCAAGAAGGACTGGAAAGCCGCCGCCGTTGCTCAATGTGAGCTGATCGGCATCAAGCTCCCAACGCAGAAGACCTTGGCACACAACGCCGCCGAGGCCTGCGCTCTGGCGATCTGCTGGGGCGTCCGCGACATGAAGGTCCACGCCGGCCGGTACCAACAGCCGCTTATGGATCTCCGCATGGCGCGCAACGAGCGCGCGGGAGCGGCGGCATGATCCAGTTCCTCGACGGTCGCGTCACGCTCTACCCCGGTGATTGCCTCGAGGTGCTTGCTTCGATGCCAGAGAACAGCATCGACAGCGCCGTGATGGACCCCCCATATCATCTAACCAGCATCGTGGAGCGGTTCGGCCCAGATGACGCCAAGCCGACGAAGGCCGACGGAGCGACGGGGGTCTACAAGAGATCCGCAGCAGGCTTTATGGGCAAGCAATGGGACGGCGGCGATATCGCCTTTCAGGTTGAGACGTGGCACGCTGTCCTACGCGTTCTCAAGCCAGGTGGTTATCTCCTGGCTTTCGCTTCAACGCGTGGTTTCGGCCGCATGTCTGTGGCTATAGAGGATGCAGGTTTTATCACGCACCCGCTTATTGCGTGGGTATTCGGATCAGGTTTCCCCAAGGCGACGCGCATCAAGGCAGATGGCTACGACGGCTGGCGCTATGGTGGGCAGGCTCTAAAGCCAGCGATAGAGCCGATATTCATGGGTCAGAAGCCCTTTAGCGAGAAGACGGGCACGGCAAACGTGCTTTTACACGGGACCGGTGCGGTCAATATAGATGGATGCCGTGTGGGTGAGGCGGATACCCGCCGAATGAAAACAGGCGGTGCTAGCGACTTCCCTCATGAAGACGATAGTTGGACGCCGACCCCTGTTCTGGTCGGGAATGCGAACGGACGCTGGCCTGCCAACCTCATCCATGACGGCAGCGAGGAAGTCGTTTCTGCTTTTCCAGAGGCCCCGGGCCAGCAGCGCGAGGTCAATGACACCTTCGCGCCGAAGCAGGGAACTGCGGTCTACGGCGATTACGGCCCGCGTCCGACGGTGACGCCTCGTGACGATGGCGGATCTGCCGCCCGGTTCTTCTATTCGGCCAAGGCTGACGCGGACGATCGGATAGGCTCCAAGCATCCGACCGTAAAGCCAACCGACCTAATGCGCTATCTCGTGCGGCTAGTGACTCCTCCTGGCGGCACGGTCCTCGACGCCTTCGCCGGTACCGGGACGACGGGAGAAGCGGCATGGCGCGAAGGCTTCAACGCCATTCTGATCGAACGCGAGCCTGAATATCAGCAGGACATCGCCGAACGCATGCGGCTTTGCCTCGCTGGGCCGGATGAGAGGCGCCGGGAGATCATCAAGCGCCGTGGTCTTGCCGATGACGATGCTGGCCCATTGTTCGGAGGTGCAGCATGAACGAAATGCCAAATCGCCGCGATTTCATGGACCGCATCACCGAGGATGATGCCTTTGCCGCGGCTGAGACATTTTTCGCCTGTATGTTTGCCGATAACTCTCTAATCGATAGCTGCGGCCTTGAGCCGGAAGACTTCGCTTGGGAGATACACCAGACCGCATATCGCTTTGCAGCCGAGGACCGGCGCCGGGGCCAGCCTGTCAATACGATATCGCTCAAGCCTCGGCTTCCGAAGGTGTTTATCGTCAAAGATGAGAAGGACCGTAAGAAAGATATCGAGATCACGCCGGCGGTGTATCTCTCGAAACTCTTCGTTCGTGGCACCGATCCAAGCCTTCGCAACCAATATGACGGTGCGCTCGTCGCCATCAAGAGCATGTCTCTATCGCGGCGCTTGCTGAGTGAGGCCCAGATCGGCGTCGATCTTGCTGGCGAGGGCCACAATCTTCTCACCCTTGGCGACGAGATCGAGCAGCTCGAGGCTCGGTTGAAAGACATGCGGTCCCGGTTCGCCGAGACGACGGCGATTGTCTCGCCCGGCTCGTCCTATCTTGCAGCCTTCCAGGCATCGGCCCGACGAGATGGCGTCATCGGCGTCCCTATTGCTCTGACGGAGATTGCCAAGGTTCTCTCGGAGCCTGTATTCGAGGCAGGAAACCTCTACGGGCTGCTGTCATCCTCTGGCGAGGGGAAATCATCCCTCACGATGCAGCTGATCTACCACGCGGTCTATGAGGGGCATCCTGTCCTTTTCCTCTCCTATGACCAGTCGCCGGCCCAATGCGTGCGGCAGATGATCGCCCAGGTTCACGAGATCAGCGTTCGCCAGCAGCGCGAACCCATGCGGCTGATGAGCCAGACCCAGCAGGATCTATGCGTTCAGTTCGCGACCTGGATCAATGACCAGCCATTCGAGATCATCCGATGCCAGCGCGAAGGAGTTGACCGGCTGGTGACCTATGCCCGCCGGTTCATCAAGAAGCGGGCCAACGGCAAGACGCCGTTCATTGTGATCGACCATATCGGCAAGGTGAAGCCGCGCGATCCGAAGCTTTCCCCCGATCGGATTTCCGGCGAGGTCACCGTCGAGCTGAAGTCGCTCGCAGACGAGACCGGCTCGGCCGTCTTGATCCTCAACCAGAGAAACGGGCAGGGCACGATACGTGACAACCCGCGGCCGATATCAAGAGACCTCTACGGCGGCGAGGGCGCCCGTGCGGACTACGACGCCGTCCTTACCCTCTATCGCCCTGAGAAATACAAGCAGGAGCGAATGAAGGTCGCTGTCACCGACAAGGATTGGGCGCTGATCAACAAGACGTTTGGATCGGACATCGAGGGCATCGCCGAAATCGCGTCGATCAAGGTCCGCTTCGGTGATCCGTCCATCGTCGAAACCCTGAAATTCGAAGCGGAATACACGCGGTACCGGTCCAATCAGCCGGCGCGGACGGGAGATTTGTTCTGATGCAGACGTCTTTCGCCTTTCCGATCAAGACGCGAAGCCCGACAAGGTCACTCCGCGTGCTCGTCGCGTGCGAATTCACCGGCACCGTCCGCAACGCTTTCCTCGATCGGGGCCATGACGCGTGGTCTTGCGACATCTTGCCGGCGGAGAACGGCAGCAACCGGCATATCCGCGGCGACGTTCGCAATATTCTTGCTGACGGTTGGGATATGCTCATCGTCGCCCATCCGCCGTGCACCCGGCTCTGTCGTTCTGGACGCCGCTGGCTGTCTGGCCCGGGGAAAATGACCCCGCCAAAGAAGTTGCCAAACGGTCGAACATGGGAAAGCCTGAAAGCTGAATTTGAAGACGGTGTAGACCTATTCGTGTCCTGTTGGCAGGCGCCGATCGATAGGGTCGCTATCGAAAACCCGGAGATGCATGACCTTGCCACGGAGCGAATGCCGAAAGATCTTCCTCGCCCGCAGATAGTTCAGCCGTTTTGGTTCGGGCATCCGGAATATAAGGGTACCGGTTGGTATCTCCGCAACCTTCCATTTCTTCAGGAGACTGATCGGCTTCCCGAGCCAGCAAAAGAAACAGCTGAATGGAAGTCTTGGAATCGCGTCTGGCGGATGTCGCCAAGCAAGCAGCGCGGCAAGGAGCGTAGCAGATTCTTCTCGGGCATGGCTGCAGCTATGGCTGATCAATGGGGTGACTACGCTATTCAGCAATTCTATCGGGAGGCCGCATGAGCACTCCTGTCCTCGATACCATCCGCGCGCTGCTGAAGTTCAAATCCTTCACGACTATCGCTGAGATCGCCTCGATCGCCGGCCTGAAGCGCTTGGACGTCTTGCAGATCGTCAACGCCAATATCGACCTGATCAAACGGGATGCCAAGCGTGGCCGGATTATCGGCCTCGACCTGCATGGGCCACTCAGAAGGCAACTTTGGGATAACGGCAAGTTCTGGAAGCAGGACACCTATGGCGCTTGGTCACATGAAGGCGACTGCATCCTTCTGGCCGATTGTCAGAAGGAATTGGCGGAGCGCTTGAAGAAGCAGCAAATCGTCGGCGCGTTCGGCGACAGCTATTATGTCGGCGTCATCCATCTCACCCCTCAAAACATCGCAGCCGTTGAGGCTGAAGGCATTCGGCCATGGACCGAAGCCGTTATAGACGATCGCCTATGGAAGGAAGAAGCATGAACGAGTTCGCAGGTTACACGCGTCCAGTCCCCGGCGGCCATTGGGCAATGCTGCGTTTCGCCCGCGACGGCCATCCAAAGCCTCTCATGGACGGCGACAAGCCTTTTGTCTTCCCGACTGAGGTTGAAGCGCTGCGGGCCGTCAATCGCCATCTGCTGGCTTATTTCAACGGTCACCTCGTTCGCGACGGCGAAGTCATCAAGGCTGTTTCCGAAGCGGACACCCATTTCAATCTCAAGCCGTTCGTCAAACAGCGGGGCAAGTCGCGGCTGATCGAGGTCGAGCGCCGGAGGATGCCGGCATGACGCCTTGGAGATGGTGGGCCGGAGAGCTCGATGACGATGTTTACAATCTGGCCGTCGATGAGCCGACGCGAGACGCAGCAATTTCGGCGGCATGTCGCGAGCTGAAAGCGGGTGACAGGTTCCGTATCATAGAGGCGCGGTCGAGCACCGATCGCCGCTACGAAGGTTCGGATTTTGTGCCGTTTGTGCGGACGCGCAATGCGGAGATCGTTACCGTTGGACCGCGCGAGGTGCCGGCATGATGCAAGTCGACGCAAAGACCTATGCCAACGGCGCCGAAATGATGGACGCCTATCGCCTGCTTCAACAGCGCCTCAGAGCCGCACCGCTGCGCCGACAGGTTCCAACGCCCGTTCCGAAGCCGCCGGCCACCGTGCTCATCCAGCGCGAGATACTACCGCACCTTCCTTACTGGATGGGCTGCGACATAGAGTTCGATGCCCACATACAGGCTTGGCGCGCATGGCGGGGCATCCACGAGCGCAACAGCAGCCTATATGTCAGGAACCGCGCCGCAGAGCTCGGCTTCACCTTTGACAAGATCCGAAGCCAGGATCGCCATCGCAAGGTCGTCGCGGCTCGCCAGTTGCTGATGTACGAGGTCAAGACGCTGTTCAACCGAACTTATCCGGAGATCGGCCGGCTGTTCGGTGGCCGCGATCATACGACAGTTCTCCATGCCGTGAAAAAGATCGAACGGCTGAAGGCGGAGGGGAAGCTGTGACCGATCGCATCTCCTGCTGTGTCCCGTTCTGCCGGCGCACATGGAAGGGCGATGAACGCGCTGTCGAATGGATCTGCCGCGCGCACTGGACGCCAATCCGGCTTGAGCGCCGAAAGGTTTATCGCCGCGCCCTGAACACGTTCAAAGACAATCCCACCGATGAAAACCGTGACATCGCTTTTGGTCTGTGGGGCGCGATGAAGCGGGAAGCAATGGAAAGGGCGGTCGGTATATGAACCCAGCCTCCGCCCATCCCTGCGACATCTATAAGGTAGCGCGCCAATGCGGCGTGAAGCTCTTCGACGGCCATCTGCATAGCCCGACCAGCCGGAAGCCCTTCGAATGTTACTGCAAGCCTACGGTGCGCGAGATCGGCAGGGAGAACGGAGAGGATCATCTCAAGCTCGTCTTCATGCTGATGACCGGCACCAGGGCGAATGCGGCGGAGCTCTATGCTGATATGATCCACGCGGTTTCATCTCTACTTATCGCGCATCCGCACTTCGAAAAGCTGCCGAATTTGGCATCCATTTTCGATGAAATCGATATGGGGAACATTCGGAGAAATGCGCGCAATATCAGTGGGATGCCTCGCTGGCAGGTCGCATTTGTGCTATTGTTTTTGGAGGTAGAGCGGCGATCAAAACCACAGCCGACATTCTGGGATAATGAGGAACGAGCATATGGGTGAGCAGTCAAAACGGATCGATATTACAGGTCGCAAGTTTGGTAGACTGACGGCCATTGAATGTCTTGGCAAAATTAACGGACAGACGATGTGGCGGTTCGCCTGCGACTGCGGAGGCACCAAGACTATCAGTGGGGCGAATGTCCGGCGCGGCCTTACCACCTCATGCGGCTGTGCCCAAAGAGCTGCAGCAAGAGCAGCCAATATCAAGCATGGCGAAAGCAAGTCTCCAGAATACAGAGTTTGGGGTCATATGATTGGCAGATGCCATAACCCGAATGATGCTGCGTATCCTGATTACGGCGGAAGGGGAATTGAAGTCTGCGGAGCGTGGAGAGCCTCTTTTGAAAATTTTCTTTGCGACATCGGCAGGCGGCCGACCGAGAATCATACCATTGAGCGCTTGGACAATGATGGATGGTATACGCCTCAGAATTGCGCTTGGATTGAACGCGAGGCGCAGAACCAGAATCGTCGGTCGGTAAGGCGCTATGTGTTCCGTGGGTCTCACCTGACAATCCGCCAGCTCTCTGATCAGTACGATATTCCCGTTAAATCGCTGACTAGGCGCATCGAAGCGGGCTGGCCTATTGCGCGGGCGGTTCTGGAGCCATTGGCTCGGAAGGGCAAACGCGCGCATCCTAACTGGCAAGGGGAAGCGGCATGAACATGGCGGTGTTCCATGACTGGACTTATGAGCAGGTGAAGCAACGCGTAATCGAGGCGGCTGACACCCTGGCAGCATCACCGGCCGCCCTCGGCCCAAGAATGAAGAATGGAGCCTTCGGGGAGCTTGTCTCTGCAGTCATCGCGACGGAATACGACAGAGCGCCATCATACCGCCGCATCATCTCGGCCGCAGCTCTGACCCGCATGGAAGAGACATGGACCTGGATCAACTCCTATCTGCAGGAGCCCGAACGCAAGCTCGTCTATGACTATGGGTTCATCAAGAGCCGAAAAGGCATGTTCCTTGACCGGTATCTTGAGCAAAACGACATGGTGAGACGAACTTTCGAACGAAAAATTCAGCGCTATTGTCAAATAATTGCGGACAATCTCAACCAAATGCATCGCGCTCGGTTGACAATCGACCTAGACGGCGTGTCGCAAAACAGCGTAGAACACGCATCAACAACGGTATCGTCCGACAAACGCGACCACGGCCCCGGCTACTGGATCGCCCCGGACGGCAAGCCGCAAATCGACCATGCACTGGCTTCCACCAGAGTACTCGAACCCCGAGAAATTCGGGCGCGGCATTCAGACAGAAACAGGAGCTTGGGGGTGAAAACTCCTGCATAAGATTGCTGCACGCGCGGGTGTAGCAAAATCCCCTTAGCGGGGCGCCGTAAGCCAAGGATACGATCGTCAATCGCGGCCGTTGGAGCCAATTAGCCGAAAGGCAACTAGTATGCGGAAGGGGACGCCCCAGATCGTCAACGCCCGAAGTGGTCGCCGGGTCCGCAGAGCAATAGCCGCAAGGCAATGAAGCGCGAAAGGCCTTGAGGCCAAGTAGGTGACAATCCGGAAAGACGGATATCAGCCCGTCACCATCCGGTGGCGGGTTTTTCATTTGGAGAGCGAGTTGGATAGGCTGAAAGAAGCGGTCGAGTTTATCGGCTTGATGATGCTGGCCCTGATCGCCGCAGCGTTTGGCTTCGCCGCCATTCTCGCCGTCTATGTCGCCATCCTCGCCGTCTATGCAGCCCCATTCATTGCAATCGGCCTTGGTGTTGCCATGGCGGTCAAGGCGTTCATGTGGATTATCGGCTGGCCGGCATAACAATTTCGCCATCATGGAGAGTTGATCATGGTCGATCTGTCTAGGCGCTCTTTTCTTCGCGGCGCACTAACAGTTGCTGCAGTTGCCGCGGCTGCTCCGGTTCTCTCTAAATTGCCAGAGCCTGCTGCAGCCGGCCAATACCCTATTTTGTATGGCGATGGTGTTCATGACGATGCGCCTGCTCTAAATGCTATGTTTAACGGAAAGACATTCATCTGTGAAAATGAAGTAATTACCGTTGGACCGAATTCATGCGCAAAGTTGAAAAATGGTACTTATCTTATAAAATCTCCCATAATCGCTGGACACCCTCAGATCTCGATAGAGAATGCAGTGTTCATTTTTGATAGTGACTGTGGAAACGCGCCTCTATTCACTTTTAAATGTTGTGACAATTATCGGCTGAGCAAAATAGCGCGTAGCAATAGCTACGACTATCGGTTCCAAAGCAACCGCATTAATCGCCCGACTAGAGCGATTGGCGGTAATTGGTGACGCATCCATATCCGTCCACACCCTGCGGTATCCGGCATCAAAAGGACATCAGCAATGACGACAATGCGCGCGAAAGTCTGCGTCAGCTCCGTTTACCCACACCGCGATCCCCAGACGGGAGAGACGGTCAGTGAAATGCTCACGTTTCACGGCGTTGCAAAGAGCGATGGCCCATACCCGGAAGATGGTAGCGATGAGAACAACACGTTCGCCAAGTTTTCGCCGTTCGTGACGTTTGACATTCTTGTCGCTAACCCGGCATTGCTCGGCGCATTCGCGGTCGGTGACACGTTCTATGTCGATTTTACGCCTGCCGCCTAATCCTTCCAAACGGAGCGGATAATCGACGTAGATCCGGGGACGAGCCCATAGTCCGGTAGGCCCAACTAGGCTTATACAAGCGTACCCCAAGTTTCTTGCCATTGCGTCTTCTCATCAAGAATGACGGCCACATAGCCAAAGGGGGTCTCTGGCAAAACAGAAACCGCAGTCGACAATGCGTCTGAGACCGGCAGACGACGCGATGGGTTGGCGCGATAGATTTTACCATTCCCGTGTTGGAACGTTGGAAAGTCGACTGAGGCGCCTATTTCGCCGTCGGCCACAGAAACGCGCACTGTTATGGCGTCATCGGCCAGCGTTTCAACACGATAGAACGTATGGTTGAGCATCACGGGCGTCCTCGCGGTTCTTGATTCACTTAATGGCTAGCACAAGATCATAGCATGTGCACCAAATTGCAACCTGATGTGGTCTGAAGGTTAACCGATGCCAGTCCTCAAAAACGCCCGGCATGAATTGTTCGTCCAGGCGCTCGCGAAAGGCAAGACGGCTGAGAAGGCTTATGTCGAAGCGGGATACAAAGCGAACCGGCACAACGCGGCGGCGTTAGCACGCGAGAAACACATTTTAACACGTCTGCAGGAACTTCAGGCAAAGGCCGCTGAAAAGGCTGTCGTGACCATCCAGAGCCTCACAGACGAGCTTGAAGAGGCGCGAGGCATAGCTATAGCCGATAGGCAATCAAGCGCTGCTGTAGCCGCTACGCTTGGCAAGGCGAAGCTTCATGGATTGCTGATCGAGAAGAAGCGCCTTGAGGGGCATGATGGCGGCGCGGTCAAGATCGATTTGACAGGGTATTCTCTTGAACAGCTCAAGTCCTTCGAAGACGTTCTATCTCAACTTGCCGGCGGCGCCAGCGGTGATGCTGAGGCAGGTGAGGGAGCAGATAGCGAGACTGACAGCTGACGCGGAACGGGAGCGGATTGCCAAGGACGCGGAACGGATCCGTGCCCGCTGCCAGACCTTGGCCGGGTTCTTTCGGGAGGCCTGGCATGTGCTGGAACCGCGGGCGACACTGGCCTGGAACTGGCATCTGGATGCAATCTGCGATCATCTCGAAGCCGTTACCCGCGGGGAGATCAACAGGCTCCTTATCAACGTTCCTCCTGGCTCATCGAAATCGCTGACGACATCGGTAATCTGGCAGGCGTGGGAATGGACGCAGCCGCATCTTCGATCGATGCGTTATCTCACTACGGCCTTCAATGACGGGCCGGTGACGCGCGACACTCGCAAGTGCCGTGATCTGATCAGATCGGAATGGTACCGGTCCCTATGGCCGGAAGTCGTTCTCAGCCGAGCCGGGGAAACGAGCTTCGCGAATACCGACACAGGGACGCGGGAGGGCGTGGCCTTCGGGTCGCTGACCTCTCAGCGTGGCGATCGGTTGATCATCGACGATCCGCACTCTACGGAAACCGCAGAATCAGACGCCGAACGTCAGGCGACAACCAGAAGGTTTCGCGAGGGCGCCACTGACCGTATCAACGATCTGGAGAAGTCCGCGATCGTGGTCATCATGCAGCGCCTGCATGAGGACGATGTTTCTGGGACCATCAAGAAGTTGGGAATGGATTATGTCCACCTGATGCTCCCGATGGAGTTCGAACAGGAGCGGCGATGCTCGACCCTCATAGGGTTCGTTGATCCGCGCGAGAGCGACGGCGATCTTCTCGACCCTGTGCGGTTCCCGCGCTCGGCGGTGGACAAGCTGAAGCGAGACAAGGGCGATTACGCCTACGCAGGACAGTATCAGCAGCGTCCGGTGCCTCGTGACGGCGGCATGTTCAAGCGCGAGTGGTTCACCGGCAAGATCATCCGCCAAGCGCCTGCAGGGACTGTTTGGGTGCGGCATTGGGACTTGGCGGCCACAAAGAAGCTCACAGCGGCGCGCACCGCGGGCGTTAAGCTTGGCAAAGCGCCGGACGGATCATTTATCGTCGGTCATGTCGTCAAGACGCAGGATGAAGGTCAGAAGGTCCGCACGCTAATCAAGGGCACCGCCGAAGTAGACGGCAAGGATGTCATGATCAGCCTTCCTCAGGATCCGGGGCAAGCCGGCAAGGTGCAGGCTCAAGACTTTGTCTCAATGCTCGCCGGCTATGTGGTCAAGGCAGAGCCTGAAACTGGCGACAAGGTCACCCGAGCCGAGCCGTTCAGCAGCCAATGCGAGGCTGGCAACGTCTACCTCGTGCAAGGCGACTGGAACGAGGATTACCTTGATGAGCTCTGCCTCTTCCCCGGCGGATCGTTCAAAGACCAAGTCGATGCGTCATCCGGTGCTTTCGGGCGGCTGCTGAAACCTCGCGCCGCTGCGCCCCTCTTCGGAACATATGGAAGTAGCTGATGCCTGAAGCCAAGCCGAGCGATACCAGCTCCGATTACGATGCGATGAAGCCCTATTGGGATATGGTCGCGACGATCTTGGGCGGCGCTGATGCTATGCGGGCGGCAGGTCCGAAGTATCTGCCGAAGTTCCCGAACGAGAGCCAAGCCGACTACGACTTCCGCCGGCAGAACAGCAAGTTCACGAACATCTTCCGCGATATCGTCGAGAACCTGGCAGCGAAGCCGTTCTCGAAAGAGGTCGTACTGTCGGAAAACGCCAGTGATCGGGTGAAAGCGCTGTCCGAGAACATCACCGGGCAGGGCGATCATCTTCATGTGTTCGCGGCCAACAGCTTCTTCCGCGGCATCGCATATTCCATCGACTGGATCCTGATCGACTACACCAAGAATGTGCCGGCGAACGCTACGCAGGCCCAAGAGGAGCTGATTGGCGCGCGGCCATATTGGGTGCCGATCCCTGCCGTCAACCTCCTGGCTGCCTATTCCGAGATGATCGGCGGCGTTGAAACCTTCGTCCATGTCCGGATCAAGGAAGATACGACCGAGCGCGATGGTTATGGCGAGAAGACGATCGAGCGCGTTCGGGTTCTCAACCGCGAGGTGACGAGAGGCGATGGCGGTGAAGTGATAGACGCCGCGCCGGCGACATGGGAACTGCTGCAAAAGCGGAAGACGCCGACTGGTGCCGAAGAATGGGTATCAGTCGGCTCCGGTCCGATCACCATTGGCATCATCCCGATTGTCCCGTTCATCGCAGGGCGCCGCATCGGGCATTCCTGGCAGATCATCCCGCCGATGAAGGATGCCGCTTTCCTGCAGGTCGAGCATTATCAGCAGGAAAGCGGGTTGAAATACGCCAAGGAGCTGACCTGCTTCCCAATGCTCGCCGGCAATGGTGTGACGCCTGCCGAGGGGGAAGATGGAAAGCCAAAGCCTGTTCCTGTCGGCCCCAAGTCAGTTCTCTATGCGCCCATGGATGGCGATGGCAATCACGGCGAATGGAAGTTCATCGAGCCGTCGGCGGAATCGCTGAAGTTCTTGGCAGATGATGTGAAGCAGACCGAGCAGCAGCTTCGCGAGCTCGGCCGCCAGCCTCTGACTGCTCAGACCGGCAACCTGACCGTTGTTACCACGGCCTTCGCGGCCCAGAAGGGCAACAGCGCTATTCAGGCGTGGGCCTTGAACCTCAAGGATGCCCTTGAGAACGCGATGAAGATCACGGCGATGTGGCTTCGCGAGACCGCCGAGCCGGAAGTCGCTGTCCATGATGATTTCGACCTTGATCCGAATGACGACAAGGGGCCGGACACGCTGATCAAGATGCGAGCCGCCAAGGATTTGTCGCAGCGGACGCTTTGGTCCGAGATGCGCCGCCGCAATGTGCTGTCTCCTGAGTTCGATGCTGAGAAAGAAGAGCAGGCGATCCTTGAGGAGATCCCCGGCGATCCGTCTGAGGAAGAGCAGAACGCAGCATTGAACAATCCGCAAGATCCCACGCCGGCCGCTGCCTGATCAACACTTATGACCGCAAGCCGGTCCTATGACGTCGCGGTTCGCCGTGGCGTGCCAAGCCGTGCCCGTTGAGCGGATGCCACGGGCGCAATCGGGCCGGATGGCCCATAGCAACGGGTGGATGCCCGAGAAAGACCAGCCATGAAGCTCAAGACCTTCACACATGACGGCAAGACCTATGCCGAAATTCAGGACGGCAAGCCGGTTTACATCACTGACGATGGCAAGGAGGTCGCTTTCGACGCTCCAGGCACGTCCGCTACGATTTCCCGCCTTAACGCGGAGGCCAAGGGCCATCGTGAGGCCAAGGAGGCGGCAGAAGCGGCCCTGAAGGTCTTCGAGGGCCTTGACGCGACTGCTGCGAAGGATGCGCTCGCCAAGATCAAGAACCTTGACGACAAGAAGCTGATCGACAGCGGCGAAGTTGAAAAGGTCAAGGCTGAGGCGATCAAGGCAACCGAAGAGAAATACGCTCCGATCGTCGAGGAGAACAAATCGCTCAAGGGCATGCTCGATAACGAGATGATCGGCGGTGCCTTCTCTCGATCGAAGTTCGCGGCTGACAAGCTGGCGATCCCGTCCGACTTCGTACAGGCCCGTTTCGGTGCCAACTTCAGGCGCGAGGACGGCAAGGTCGTCGGTTACGATCAGGCCGGCAACAAGCTCTATTCAAAGGCGCGCCCTGGTGAACTGGCGGACTTCGATGAAGCGCTCGAGCTTCTCGTCGACGCCTACCCACAGAAGGCGAGCATCCTGAAGGGCAACGGCCATTCGGGCGGCGGCGGCAAGCCTGGCAACGGGCAGCCGGGCGCCAAACAGCTCAGCCGGACGGAATTCGAGGCACTCGATCCCGCAAGCCGAGCCGCCAAGATGAAAGAAGGCTTCACTGTAACCGAGTGAGGCCAACCAAATAGCCGCGACCCGGATAGGTGGCGGTGTCTCGGGCTGGATAGCCCACCCAACCCAAAAACATCGCCACCCAACGCCACGAAAGGGCTAAAGCAATGGCAAATACCATCACGGGTCTTTTCCCGACCCTGTACAACGCTCTCGACGTCGTGTCGCGTGAACTGGTCGGCTTCATCCCGGCTGTCTCGTCCGACATGACCTTCGAACGCGCCGCAGTCGGCCAGACCGTCATGTCGCCGGTCGCGCCTGCCGCCACGGCAACCGACATCACTCCCGGCGTTACCCCACCGGATGACGGTGACCAGACCATCGGCAACGTGCAGATGACCATCACCAAGGCGCGCCGTGTTCCGGTTCGCTGGAATGGTGAGCAGAAGCTCGCTCTCGACAACAACGGTGCCAGCTACAACATCATCCTGCGCGACCAGTTCGCCCAGGCGATGCGCACGCTGGTCAATGAAGTCGAGGCAGACCTTGCCGCGCTTCACATCTACGCATCGCGCGCCTATGGCACGCCGGGCACCACGCCGTTTGCGTCCAACCTTGCCGATACGGCCCAGGTCCGCAAAATCCTGTCGGATAACGGCGCGCCGCTCAGTGATCTGCAGATGGTTATCGATACCTCTGCCGGTGCCAACATGCGCACCCTGACGCAGCTTTCCAAGGCGAACGAAGCGGCTGATACCCAGCTTCTGCGCCGTGGCGTGCTGCTGGATGTGCATGGCTTCGCGATCCGTGAATCCGGTCAGACCAAGACAGCAGCGGCCGGTACGGGAGCATCCGCTACGACCAACGCCGCCGGCTACGCTGTCGGGGCTACCACGATCACCCTTGCATCGGCTGGTACCGGCACGGTTGTTGCCGGTGACGTGATCAGCTTCGCGGGCGATACGAACAAGTACCTTGTTGTGACCGGCGATACGGACGTGTCGAACGGCGGCACCATCGTGCTTGCTGCGCCTGGCCTCCGCAAGGCCATCCCGGCATCTGCGACTGCAATCACTGTTGCGGCAACGTCTGCCCGCAGCATGGGCTTTGCCCGGTCCGCAATCGCCCTTGCGACCCGCGCGCCGGCTCTTCCGGACCAGGGCGACCTTGCCCGTGACCGCACGCTGGTCACCGATCCGGAATCCGGCCTGACCTTCGAAGTGGCGATGTACCCGCAGTACCGCCAGATGCAGTACGAAGTGGCGCTCGCATGGGGCGTGAAGGCCGTCAAGACCGAACACATCGCCGCACTGCTCGGCTGATCGGTCTTAACAATTGGCCGGGACTTCGGTCCCGGCCTTCTCTTCCATTGGAGTTCACATCATGGAAACGATGAAGGTTAAGCCGTGGGGCGAAGGCCAAGGCGATTATGTCCTGATCAACAAGGCCGATTTCGACCCAGCAGTGCATGAAGCCTATGAAGGTGGATCTGCCAGCGAGCTTCGCCAGGACGGCCCGACCGTCGAGGAGTATGTCGCCGCCGGTTATCATGCTTCGAACTATCCTCCGAACGGATATGCTTCCAAGAGCACGCCCGATGAAATTGCGGCCGCTGTTGCCGCGCAATCTGATGGCGCCAAGACGCCGACCGAAGTGCTCGCGATGGCGTCGGACACCGAAGTCCATTTCAAGACGTTCCAGGCAGAAGCTCGCAAGATCCTTGGTGACGCTACGCCGGCTACCAAGGATGAGATCATCGCCGCTCTGACCGCGCTGCAGGCTTGAGGGCAAGCAATGGACGCCGATCTCTACGATACCAAAGAGGAAGCCGTTCAGGCGGCGATTGATATGGCGGAGATCGGCGCCAAGATCGTGATGTGCCGCGGTGACTGGGTTTCCTGCCAGGATATGGAAACCTGCCAGATGTGCTTGCGGATCACTGTTGTTGAAGGCCTGACGGCTGCGCAAGCGCTCGCCATGGCCCGAGCATCCCTGTCGTGAGGTTCATATGGCACTGATCGTCGAAGATGGCTCTGGCATGACGAATGCGGACGCCTTTATCAGCGTCGAGTATGCTGACGCCTATCATGCCGCCATGGGGAATGCCGAGTGGACCGGAGCGGAGCCCGATAAGGAGGCCGCTATCCGCCGTGCCACGGCCTTCCTGTCCAATTCCTACCAGTGGCAGGGGTACAAGCGCAAAGGACGCCCTCAGGCGCTGGCATGGCCGCGCTATGATGTTGTCGACTGCGAAGGATGGGGTGTCGCTTTTGACGCTGTCCCGATCGAGATCCAGAAGGCCACGGCCGAGGTGGCTCTGCGTGAACTGGTGTCACCCGGTTCCATGAACCCCGATGTTATCGCCTCCGAGCAGGTCAAGCGCGAGAAGATCGGCGCTTTGGAGGTCGAATATCTCAATGCCAACACGTCGCCCCAGTCCGCACGGCCGGTTCTGATGATCGTTCAGGACATCATCGGTCCGCTGCTTCGCAAGGGCTCCGGCAATCCGCTGGTCGGTGAGGCTTATCGGGTCTAAGGAGGGCCAAAGTGCCTGAAGTAAAGATTGTCGAAATCGACTTGGACGATCTGGATCTCACGCCAGAAGAGCGCGCGCTTCTCGAAGCTGCGCTTCCTGACGAGCCAGTTGACTGGGGAAAATTGCTCACACAAGACAAGATCGACGAGGCGATGATCGTTGCCGGTCTGGTGACGGTGAATTGATGCCGAACGCTCTCTACACACGCCTCCAGGCGACAGCCCAGCGGCTCATCGCCAAATACGGGCAGAGCGGCACGGTGAAGCGCGTCACGCCTCCCGATCCGATCTTGGGCGGCGATGGCACCGTGACGCCATATCCGGCCAAGCTCGTGCCGATGACTTACGACCAGCGCTATGTCGACGGCACAACGATCCTCGACAACGACCGGCAGATTTACATATCGTCCGTCGGGCTCGCCATCGTGCCTCAGGTCGGTGACATCGTTTCGGCTGGTGGCGTTGACTATCACATCGTCAATGCCGATCCGAACAACTTCGATGGCGTGACGAACGTCGTCTTCATCGTGCAAGGAAGGATTGCCTGATGAACCACCGTGAGCAGGTCCTGCACAACGCGAAGCTCATCCTCCACTATGTTCGTGGCAAGTCGGTAAAGGAACGTCGGCAGTTTTACGCCGCGCTCGCCATGGGGCCGCTCTTAATGGGTGCGGAGATCGTAAATCGAGTGTGGATTGACGGACGGAAGGAATTTGACGCTGAGTTTGATCAGCGATGGGCAAGGATGCGTCCAGACTTTCGCCCGCAGGGCAGAAGGTTCCGTATCTGATGGCAACTCTTCGCCAGCAGCTCGACGACCTGATCGAAAAGCTGTCGCCCGAAATGGAGAAGGCCTTCCACGCGGCGATTGCCAATCTCAAGGATGAGATCATCCTTCGAGAGTTGGTCGACCGCTTGGAACGCCGCGATATCCAAGGGGCGTTGGATGCGCTGCATATCGATCCAGCAGCCTTCCAGCCGCTCGCTGAAGCCGTACGGAATGCCTACAATAGCGGTGGATCGCTGGTGTCGGGCACATTCCCTCAGCTATTCACGCCTCAAGGCTCGCGCGTCGTATTTCGTTGGGACGTCCGCAACCAAGGCGCCGAAGCGAATATCCGTGATCTGTCGTCGACGATGATCACGAATGTTTCGGAGGGCACGATTGAGGCCGCCCGTCAGACGATCGTCGAAGGCTACTCGCGCGGGCAGGGGCCGAACACGATTGCTCTAGACCTCGTCGGCCGCAAGAACGCGGTCACCGGCAAGCGTGAAGGCGGTGTGATCGGGCTCAATGCCCCGCAAGCCGAACTGATTGATCGGACGCGGATCAATCTCGCCTCGGGCGATCCGGCCTTGATGGCGAAGTACCTGACGCTGCAGACACGCGACAAGCGGCTCGATGGCGCCGTGAAGAAAGCGATCTCTGCCGAGAAGCCTCTGGATAAGGCAACGCTCGACAAGGTGCTGATGCGCCTGCGGGACAACAATCTCCGCCTTCGTGGCGAGATGATCGCCCGAACCGAGACGCTGACATCGGTCATGGCGGCAAAGCACGAGAGCTTCCGCCAGGCAACGGCGAAGGCCAATCGGGATGAAAGCCTGATCACCCGCAAATGGCGATCGGCCGGAGATAACCGCGTGAGGCATACCCACCAGATCCTCAACGGCCAAGAGGTCAAGGGGCTCGACTTGCCGTTCCATTCGCCGTCGGGCGCCATGATGCGCTATCCAGGCGATACGAGTTTGGGTGCTGGCGCAAGCGAGATCGTGGCGTGCCGTTGTGATTGCGAATACAACTTCAACTTCGCCGAGGCCTATGCTCGCTCGCGAGGTCGCTGATGGCAAATGAGGGGCAATCCTTCGCCGCTCAGGTCAGCGCTTGGGCCTCCGCGGAAATGGAGCGCGCGGAAGCCGTCTATCAGACAGCAGCGCAGACCGTCGCCAATGAAGTCAGAACGCCGGTTGCCGCCGGCGGCCGGATGCCGGTGAAGACGGGCAATCTCCGCCGATCACTGATGGCGTCCACCTCGTCAATGCCAACGATCATCGAAGGCAAACAGCAATTCTCAGACAGCCCGATTGAACTGGTGATCGCCGGCGCCGAGCTTGGCGGTACGGTTTATCTCGGCTTCCAAGCGGCTTACGCGGCCCGCATGGAATATGGATTTGTCGGTGAAGACAGTCTCGGAAGAGCTTACAACCAAACGGGTTTCGGATTCGTGACCTCGGTCTCGCAAAGATGGGCACAGATCGTAGCCGAAGCGGAGGCTACGGTTCGCGGTCGCTTCGAGGGCGGTTCTCAGCCAGCATAAGCAACATCGCGCGCTGGATCAGGTCGGTATTGCGCAGGAAGAGCTCAATCACCGCCTGGCCGCCTTCTGTCGCGCCTTTCTCGCCCTTGAACAGGCCGTGGGCCTGGTCGAGCAGGGCATATATCTCGCGATCATTGAGCGGTTCTTCGGCCATGGGCCATAGAGGTAGCAGATGCCGGATACGGTTGAAAAGATCATCTATCAGGCGTTGCTCGTTAAAATGCAGGCCTTCACGCCGCCGGCGGGGATAACCGTCGTTATGCCGGGCGTTGTGTTCACCCCGACGGCCACCTCAAAGTTCATCAGCGTAGAGGTTCATTTCAATCGCTCGATCGAGACGGATCTCACGCTTGCGATGGACCCGATCAGACAAGGTTTCATGCGAACGAACGTCATGTGGCCGAAGGGTGCGGCGATCGTCGATGGTTATGATTTGGCCGGCGCCCTTTGTGCCCATCTTCGGCGCGGTACCAAGCTCGTTCGAACAGATACGCAAATCCGCATCGATGAGGCTCCAGAAATCGGCGTCCTCGTCACGGGCGATACGCACTACACCATCCCGGTGACGTGCCGTTGGAAATGCTACCCGCAAGTTCCGGCCTGATTGGCCTGCCGTTCGAAGCGCCTTCGGCAAGCGCAATCAGACACATGAAAGGAAACCCTCATGTCTCAGTTGTATCCTGTGGCAGGCGCACAGTTCTTCATCGGGCCGGCTGCCGTCGTGCCGGATGACGATGTAACGGCAGCCGATTTCGCTTCTGTCACATGGACCGAAGTGAAAGGCTGGCAGAATATGGGTGCCGTCGGTGACACCGCCACCCTGATCACCGAGGCCGTGATCTCCAACAAGCGAGATCTTAAGGCCAAAGGCACCCGCAACGCCGGTTCGATGCAGAATAACTTCATCATCCTGCCGGAAGATGATGGTCAGATCGCGCTTATCGCTGCGGAAGCGACCGAGCACAACTATCCTTTCAAAATCCTGTTCGATGATGCGCCCCCGGCCAAAACGTCTAACGTCACCATCAGCGTTGCAACGCCTGGCGTTATCTCTTGGACCGCTCACGGTCTCGCCGCCGGTACCGCTGTCAAGTTCTCGACCACCGGCGCGCTGCCAACCGGCCTGACCGCCGGCACCACGTACTACGTCGTGAACCCGACCACGGACGCATTCAGCGTTTCCGCCACCAAGGGCGGCTCCGCGATCAACACCACCGGCACTCAGAGCGGCACCCATACCGCAACTACGATCGCGGCCGGCACCACGAAATACTTCTACGGTATCGTGATGTCAGCCAATGAGCAGGGTGGTGGCGCGAACACGGCTCGCCTCCTGCAGGGCAACGTCGAGGTGAATTCGAACGTCGTCACCGTGGCCGCCACGGCTGCTGCATAATAGGAGCTTTCATGGCTGAGAAGGTAATGGAAGTACAAGGCGCCGACTTCGGCGTCTTCGATGGGTTCCTCAAGGCGCAGGAGGCCGGCATAGCCGTCGATATTCTGTCGCCGCTCAACAAGCCGATCGGGCTGCAAATCGTCATCTGCGGCCCTGATAGTCAGCGGATGCAGAAGGCGATTGCCGAGGTGACCGCCGAAATGGCGGCAGATGCGGCCAAGCGGGACGATCTTGGTGATGAGCCTGCCGACGCCAGCGACAAGCGCATGATATCGATCCTCGCGAAGTCAACCGTCTCGTGGGGGCCGAATGATCCGATCGTCGACGGCGTCCCGCTGGTCTGCAACGAGGCGAACGTCAAGGCTCTTCTGACGAAGTATCGCTTCGTTCGCGATCAGCTCGAGTTCAAGGCCTCGCGCCGCAGCTCTTTTATGCCAGGCTGATCGTTCGGCTCTGCCGCTGCATCCGCGATCAGCACCAAGGAAAGAAAGTGCGCGTCCCGGCCGCCGGGGCGCACGTATGGGGTTGGTTCAGGGAGTTGGACCGTGCCCGCGCCTCCAACGGTTATGGGCTTAACCCACTCTCCTATTCGGACATCGATGCGTGGGCGAGGCTGCGGCGCATAGCGCTGCTGTCCTGGCACCTTGACGCGTTGATCTCCATGGATGGGCAGCGGTTGAAGCTCCTGTACGAGAAGACAGCCTCCGAGACCGAGGAAAAGCCCGCAGTTTCGGAGCGGCCGCTGACGGCGCGCTTGTTCGACGCGCTGTTCCCATCGAAAACCAAGAGGAAGTAGTATGACCGAAGCGAGGCTTGGCTTTGCGATCGACAGCTCACAGGCTGCCGGCGCCGCTTCTGATCTCGACAGGCTTACTGCGTCCTCTGGCAAGGCTGAGCAGGCCGCTAACAAGGTCAGCCTTGCCGCAACAAAGGCGAGCCGGGGTTTCGCTGATATCTCGCCAGCCCTTGAAAGGGTCATCGCAGGGATATCTCGCCTCGAAGCGACCGCGAACTCGATCGATCAGCGCCTTGCGGCAATGGCGAAGGGAGCGCAGAGTGCCGCGGCGGCAAACCGGATGCTTGCTGATAGCACCAACAGCGTTCAGGCTGCCCAATCGAAGGGAGCCTCGTCGGCTACGCAGGCTACAGTAGCGATTGATCGCCAGCGTCAAGCTGTTGAGCGGTTGGGGGCTGCCCAGCGCAATGCGAGCAGGGCACCGGTGGCAGCTAATCAGAACCGTGGGAGCCAGAGCTTTCAGACGGCGAACGTTGCCGCTCAGTTTCAGGATATTGCCGTAACCGCAGCGATGGGCATGAACCCGCTTCAGATCGCATTGCAGCAGGGCACGCAATTGTCTGCTGTTCTTGGCCCGATGGGGGCAACGGGCGCGGTCAAGGGTCTTGCAGCGGCCTTTATGTCTGTGGTCAGCCCTGTTTCTCTCGTCACTCTGGCACTTGTCGGCGGCGCGGCAGCAGCTATCCAGTATTTTACGTCGGCTGGCAAGGAATCAAAGACGCTCGAAAAGCTGCTGGACGATCAAGTCGCTGCGATTAAGCGCATCAAGGATGTCTGGGGCGAAGCGGCTACCGCGCGTAGCCAGTACGGACGCGAAAGCTCGGGCTCTGCTTCCTTTGGTCTCGAGACGAACATCTCGGAGATGACCAAGAAGCTCCAAGAGGTCAACAAGCCGACGACCTTTGGCCCTGGCGCTGTTGCGACATCGGTTACGGACGCTATCAACAAAAACATTGCGGCAACGGGTCTTACGGCTCGGCAATTCCGCGAGACGTCCCTGTTCAAGGCGCTCCAGATTGATTTCCAGAACCTCCAAAAGGCCACGATCGAAGGCAAGCCTGATGTACTTTCCCTTGTCAGCTCGCTTGAAGATATCGGCCGAAGCGCCAACAATGCTGGCATAAAATCAATTACCCGAGATGCAGTGGCTGCTTTGCAGCCCTTTAAGGATCTCGCGCAAGCACTCCGAGATGCGGAAATTGAACGCCGCAGGCTGTTTGAATCCGTCGGCCCAAACGGGATGGCTCTTTCGCAAGGGCTAATCGCGCAGGCCGATGCTAACCAGAGCGGTCTCTACGAGTCTCGCAATCGGGTAGCGGCCGCTCGCCGGCAACAGGGCATTGACGCGCAAATCTCCGGGATCAATGCCCGCTCTCCGGCGGACCGTGAGGCCGCCGCGCGGGCAGCCGCTGCGGCAGTCTACAATGACGACGAGAACCCGGCTCAAAGAAGGCAGCGTATCGAGGATGCTGGCCTGATCTCTCGCGTTCAGTCCGAAAAGCAGTTGGCAGATGCTGCCCGCGATCGGGCGATGAACCTTGATAAGATCCTGCAGGATCAGCAGGTAGAAATCGATCTCGTCGGCAAGACCGGCGGCGCGGCGGCTGCCCTCCGCAAAGAGTATGAGCTCACTTCTGCCCTTCGGATGGAGGCTGCCAAACAGGGGATCGAGGTCGATCAGAAAGAGCTTGACGTCATCAAGCAAAAAACCGAGGCGCTCGGAAAGTACATCGACGTCTATAACCAGAGGCGGCTTGATTTCGATCTAAATCAGCGTGCTAGCGATGCGCGTCTCTCGGAGCGTGACCGCCAGATCGTTCAAATGCAGCGGCAATACGGCTTGTCGGAAAGTCCGAATGACGCAAACGGTCAGGCCATTGGCAGGCAGATCGATTGGCAGGATGCAAAGAACACCGCAAAGCAGTTCGGCTCTGCCTTTAGCAATGAGCTGATCTCGGGAAGTCATAATCTCGGCAAGGCTTTCCTCAAAGGCTTCCAGACCTCCCTTGAAAATGAGGCGCAGAAGCTTTGGAGCAAGCTGTTTGATAGCCTCGGCAATGTATTCGCCGATTGGCTTACTGGTTCGAAAGGTTCGACAGGAACGCAGGCAGGCGCCGCCAACGGTATCGGAGCCATTGGCGCAAAGCTTTTTGGTGGCACTTCTGGCAATGCGGTAAACGCTGTTGCGGCCGGCAACATGTCTGCCTATGCCCAGGCGATCAAGTCCATCGAAAGCAGTGGAAATTATGGTGCGCTTGGGCCGGTTCTGAAGAGCGGCGATCGGGCCTACGGCGCCTACCAAGTCATGAGCGCGAACATTCCATCTTGGACAAAGGCAGCTACTGGCACGGCAATGACGCCAAGCGCCTTTCTCAATAACAAGGATGCCCAGGACGCGGTTTTCAATAAGTATTTCGGCGCATCGGTGGCGAAATACGGAAACCCGCAAGATGCAGCGTCTGTGTGGTTCAGCGGCCGTCCTCTTTCTATGGCCGGAAATGCCAGCGATGGGTTCAATACGACCCCTCAATATGTCTCGAAATTCAATGCCGCTCTCGGAGATGCTTCGAAAAATGTCGGAACGTTTGGCAATGGCCTCGGGCAGCTTGGCAGCGCTCTAGGAAATGCCGGTGGCGGAATATTCCCAGCCGCGCCGTCCGCGAGCGGGGGCGGTGGCCTCTTCGGTTGGCTTGGAGGCCTGTTCAGTTCGCCGTTCAAGGCCATGGGGCCGCAAGGGGCCGCCGCATTGGCTGGAACACTCAAGCCAGGCCTATTCGCGAGCGGCACGAACTATGCGCCGGGTGGTCCCGCTATCGTTGGTGAGAACGGCCCAGAGCTGCTGGATCTTCCCCAAGGCTCGCAGGTCACCAGCAATCACAAGCTGATGTCTGCGCTTGCGGCGAACACGAACCAGCCTCGACAAAATCAGGCGCTAACCGTGAACGTAGAGGGCGCGAACGGCGATGATCATGTCCGCTCGCTCGTTCAGCAAGGCGTCGGCGCAGCTCTCAGCGAATACAACACTCAGCAGCGCCGGAGCGGCTTCGGCGTCCTGCAGGCTCGCTATGCCAATCAGAAGGGATAACCATGGGCAGCTTTATCAATCAGCCCACGGTCCCAATCATGTATCTGCGGCCGACGCGGGCGAGTTTTGATGTCGTCGGTTCCTCGATCGATGGCGGCACGAATTCGACCGGAGAATCCATCTCGATCGAGGTTGGCGGTGGCGGCCGGCTCACGGCAACATATGAGCGCTGCGTCTTGCAGGCTGATGATACCGAGCGCCACGAGGTCATCAACTGGCTTGGCGCGCGAGGAGCTGGCGGCTTTCGGTTTTTCAATGTCCCGATAATCAATGATGGGATCGGCCCGTTCCCGATCATTGGTGGCAAGCGCCGGCCCATCATCGACCATATCACGCATTCGGATGGCTCGCTGTTCTCGGACACCTCTGGTTACTCGCAGGCCACGGTTTGGGGGAAGTTAACGGCATCCGCCGTCACCGGCGCCGGGCAACTCTCCATGCGGGTCTATGAGGCAGCCAGGCCGCTTCGCTGGTCGGATTGGTTTTCGATCTATCATCCGACAAAGGGATGGCGTGCCTATCGTTATTGGGAATGCCAAAAGGTCGGGGAAGGTATCGAGAACACGACGGCATTGAACTATGTCGACTACCTCCTTGGCATAGGTCCGGCTCTTCGCGAGGCTGCCGCTGCTGATACGCGGGTCGAGCTCGCGCGCCCAATGTGCGTGATGAAGTTCCCGAAAGGGTTCACGCTGCCCTTCGATTACGAAGGCTGGTACCAGTCGCGCCCGACGCTTCAGTTTACGGAGGCGTTCTGATGGGATGGGTGCCAGATGTCAGCATCGCGGCGATGCGGCAGAGCCACGCCCTCGGGATCTTCCTGCGCATCGCCACCGATCCAGCGCTTCATGTCTGGTTTGGCGTTGAAGACAAGACCGCTCGTTTCGACAGCATCGATCCCGATGGCACCGTCTATATCGGCGGGGGCTATTTGATCGGCATTCCGACGCTTGAAATGCTGGTGAATGGAACGGCCGATAATGTCGACTTCACCCTCTCGGGGATCGAACCGGCCACTGCTGCGAAGACGCTGGACAGCATTCCGCCGGTGCGCGGGGTTGCGGTTCAGCTCGGGCTCATGACGCTTGATGACTATTACCAGCCTATGGCGCCAATCGTGCCGATCTGGATGGGAACGGCATCGCACACGTCTGAAGTGAGCCAGACGTCCGAAAATGGCGACATGAGCCTGACACTAACCCTGTCCGTGGTCTCCGGCACTGTCGCGCGCTCCCGCGCCGCCCGGACCTTATGGTCAGACGCTCAACAGAAGGCGATCTCGTCTACGGACGATTTCTGCAAACAAGTCCAGCGCCTTTCGCGCGGTATCGCGCCGGTTTGGCCGAACTACTGAGGCATCCATGACACTGCGAGAATGGCTTGAGCTGCCGCACCGGTTTTGCTGGGGCGGGCAGGGCGGCGATGACTGCCTGATGTTCTGCGCCTCTTGGGTTGAGCATGTGACCGGTAGCGATCCCGTCGCGGATTTTCGCGGGACATACGGTACCGAAGAGGAGGCCCATGCGATCGTCGATGAGCATGGCGGCATGGTGGCGCTAGTCGACGAGATGGCGGCACGCGCCGGCTTCGTGCGCACCGATGATCCTCAGGATGGCGATATAGGCATCATTGTCGCCCCGGCAGGCATGGCAGGAGCGATCAAGGAGATCGGCGCAATCAAGTTCGGCCCTCTATGGGTTGCGATCGGTCCAGGCGGCGTCCGTGGCAAGCGTGCGGAATGCATCGCAGCGTGGAAGGTGCCTCAATGAGCACCCATCACCAGAGGATGCTTCAGCGCTATGGCCTCGCGCAGAGCACATCGCTCTATAGCCAGGTTGTCTTTGACCCGATTTTCACGCCGATCTTCACGGCCATCCTCGGCACGGGCGGCATCACGATCGGCGCATCGACGATCACCTATGCATCCATTGCCTCCGCGTTGACTGTGACGGCGCTTTCTATCGGGGTTCAAGCGCTCATGGCGCCGAAGCCGCCTGACCCGGAAAGCGGCCGCGTACCAAAGACACAGAGCATACCTTACCGCATCTGGGCTGTGGGCCGTAACCGCCTCGCAGGCGCCTATATGATGTGGGAGGCGAAAGGCGATTTCCTCTACGCCGTTCAGGCGCTCGTCGCTCACCGCGTCAAATCGATCAACCGCTATTGGCTGCACGATGACGAGGTGTTCCTCGATGCCAACGGCTACACGACGAATGATGGCAATGGTCGATATGGCAACAATGTCAGGCTGCTGACCCGGATCGGGCTCACTCCTGAAACGCCATATGCCCCGCTGGTCGCCAAACTGGCGTCATCTGGAGTGTGGACCAACAATCACCGCGGCGACGGCCAGGCATCCGTTGCGATGATCGCTGAATCGGCGGAGGCAAAGAGCCAAAATAAGCGGTTCCCATATGGTGCGCCTCAGGTATCGGTTGAAGTCGATGGCGCTCTCTGCTGGGATTTCCGCGATCCGGCTCAGAGCCCGACTAATCCGGCGACTTGGCAGTGGACACGCAACAGCGTGGTCATTCTATGCTGGCACGAGTGCTTCAATGAGTTCGGCAATCGTCGCGACTATACCAAGGCTATCCTTCCAGTCCTCGATATGTGGATCGAAGAGGCCGACATCTGCGATGAAGATGTTCCGTTGGCCGCCGGTGGCACAGAGAAGCGCTACGAGTGCAATGGCTGGGACACGACCGAGAACGGCCCGAAGGTCGGCACGCAAGCGATCCTGGCCACTTGTGACGGTTGGATGATCGAGCGTGGCGATGGAGCTCTCTTGCTAACCGTCGGCAAGTTCCGCGAGAGCCGCGTCGAGACGATCACTGATGCCGACCTAATCGGCCATCAGATCCAATATGATGTTCTCTTCGAGGATGAATGCAACCGGCTCGTTCCGAAGTTCACCTATCCTGATACGGGATACTCGAGCTGCGATACCGACTATTTCGAGGATACCGCCGCCCAACTGACGGCCGGTCGTGTTCTGTCGCAGGATGGCGATTATCGGTTCTGCCATCAATGGCGCCAAGCGCGCCGGCTTGGCATCCGTGACTGGCGCCGGCTTCAGCAGAAGGTCAAAGGCTCGATCGATGATCGGACTTCCGGCATCAACGCGATCTATAGCCGTTGGGTTCGCTTCGAAACGCCGGTTCGGTTGCCTCGCCTAGACGGCAAATTGATGGAGAACCGGAGATCGACGCTAGCGATCACGCGCGGCGGCTTCACGATGGAAGTCGTGCAGCATCCCGACAATATCGATGATTGGAACCCAGCGACAGATGAGGGGATGCAGCCGCCTGTCCCGAATACCCTTGGCTCGGCCGAAATCTCGCCCGGCGTCATCAACACGGTTCAGGCGAAGGCCAATGGCGGCTCCGTCTATCTGCGGGTCGTCATCGTCGATCCTGGATCCAATAGCTGGACGCCAGTTATCTTCTACCGCTTGACCGACGCCGGTGGCGGGGTTCCTGGCGCATGGATCGAGCAACAGTTTCCGGACTGGACGGCCTCAGGCGGCTTTATCGAGCTCAATACGGGCGCGGTTCCTGTGGATGTCGATCTAGATGTCGAAGCCGGTTTCATCGGGTCGAATGGCTCCTATGGCCCTCGATCGCCGACTGAGGAAGTTCACACGACCGCTGATCCGACGCCGGCCGGCCCGGTGACAGGCGTTTCGGTTTCGCCCGGTACCGGAAACGCGACCATCAGTTGGTACGCGCCAAACAGCAGCAATTATGCCGGCTCTAGGATTTACTGGAACACGACGAATAACTTCGCGTCAGCGACTGCGGTAAGCCCACCAACATACGGCTCTCCCGGCGCATTCGCGAGCGCGACTATCACCTTAACGGCCGGCGTCAAATACGCTTGGGTCGTTTCGCTCAACAGATCCGGCATTGAAGGCACACCCGTCGCTACCGGTTCCTTCACCGTCCTCTGACCTTTCGAACATTTCAACATCGCCTCTGACCGTGCGTCAGGACGATAACGCGTGGAGAATTGGATGACTTTCAGTCCGAACGCCGCCACGGTTTATCAGGATGGCCCCACGGCCAATCCATATCAGCCGGACAAGGCTCAGATCAGAGCGCTTCTGACATCCTACGAGGATGTGATGAACGCGTTCACGACGGCTGGAGGGCTGATCTACTCCACGCGCTCTGAAATGAATTCAGATCTGAATCACTCAGCCTATGCAATGGCTTGGGTGATCGCGGATGCTTCGGCAGCCAATAATGGCATCTACAAAAAGACTGGAGATGCAGGATCGGGTGCATGGGTTCGAGTTGGCGAGCTGCCATATTCCTTTGTGAAGGCGGACATCGTAGCAGGAACCGCCAATGCGATTGCAGTTACAACGCTAATACCGATCTCTGATCTAATCCTCGCTGTCTTTACTCTGAACCTGACAACGACAGCTACCCCGGTATACGTCAGTTTCAACGGCGGCGGTAATCTCAGAATTCGAACCAACACAGGTTTCGACCCAGACGTCGGAGCGCTACGCGCTGGCATGACGCTCGCAGGCTTTAAAAGCGGCAGCGATTTCCGCCTTCTCACTGACAATATGGCCTCCGCGTTGCTGTCAGCCCTGGAAGCCATCAGGGATGAGGCTGAAGCGCAGGCGGATCGCGCCACCACCCAAGCAAATGCGGCGCAAGCCTCGGCCACAGAGGCCGCGATGTACGCCGACATGCTCAACTCCGCTGTCTACGACTTCAATTTCGACAGCGATCCCTCTGACCCCGGATACGATTGGAACTCCTGATGACGCGTGTACCTCGTAGACTCGCCGGTATCGGCGCAGCTGACCTTGCCGACGCAGCCGCCTTTGACTCCTATACTGGACCCTCGCGCGAAGTAACAGTTGACTACATTCGCGGTATCATTGCTCTCCACGACGGATCGACTGCCGGTGGCCTACAGTTTTTGAAGGCAAGCTCGATTATCGCTACGGTCGCAAACCGCACTACCCTGGCAGCGATCGACACCACAAAGACAACTTCTATTTATTTGAGGGAATCTGGTCGAGAGGGTGTCTTCCTTTGGATGACGGGAGACTATTCAGCCCAGATCGCAGCGGACACCGCTCAAGGGATATATGTCAAAGCGACCGCTATAGCCGCTACCGCCGGTGCGTGGGTCCGCGTCTATAACGCCTTCGTCAACGTCGATTGGTTTGGCGCGGTAGGGAACAGCACAGGCCCCGGACTCGGAACCGACGATCGAGCTGCCGTGCAGGCGGCCATTAACGTCGCCAACAGCTTCGGCGCCACCGTCCTCTTCTCGGCGAAAAAGTACCGAATTGGGTCGCCTGGCGTTACGATCAGCAACACATCGGGCGGATCTCCCGATACCAAGCGATGCTCGTTGATGGGAAGTGGCGTCAGAGGGACATACCTATACGGCGACAGTGGGGACTATAAGATTGTTTCCGCCCTTGGGGAGCCGTCGAACGGCGGCTCATTCTCGATGCAGACCGTCCAGGGCATGACCATCGCGAAAGCTGATAATCTCGGAACGTGCCTCTATCTGGAAAACCACTTCCATGCGGCAGTCCGCGATGTCAAGACGAATGGTGCTTTCTGGGGGGTTAGCCTTTCCGATGTTCATGAAACCACATTCGACAATTGCGTTATAACTTGGGCCCGACGTGGATTGTATGCGCAGAAGGGAACATTCACGCAGCCGAATGTCATCAATCTCTTCAACTGCACAGTTGGCAATAACGCAGAATTCGGCATAGACCTTCTGAACCCTGCGGAATTCAACATGTGGGGCGGCTCGATCGAAGCCAACGGCCAGCCCGCAGACGTGGCGATCGGGAGCCGTTGGGGCATTCGCGCATCATATACCGTTGCGGCGGTGGAGGGGTCGGTCGGTCTGAACCTAAACGGCGTCTACCTTGAGACGAATAGCGGCACCGCCGACATTTTTGTTCAGGAATTCAATGTCACCCCCATAGTCGTCAATATCAAAGGTTGCACATTCCAGAGAAACAGCGGAACCTACTTTACCACCAATAACATTCTGTTTTCCTGGAGTGGCACGACCTATAAACATGTCGTGAACGTCATCGGGAACGGGCATCGGTCGTTCAATGACTATGTGGCGAATGCTGGTCGGCCTTACATCAACCTTGCAGGCCCAGCCGGCGCAAGCAACATGGAGTTCAATGATTTCGGCTGCTATTATCACGATGCCGTCGAGAAGGCTGATATAGGCGCGAACTTGCCCGGCCAGGGCCGCGATTTCATGCTCTCCGCCATGGGGGAAGTAAGCTCGGCAGGCGTCTTGTCCAACGGTCGCAATACCGCTTCCGCATCGAGGACAGCAACCGGAACATATCAGGTGACATACAATAAACCGCTGTCGGTTGCAGCAATACCTGCATTGAGCCCGGTAGGTGTCGGCGGCGCCGTCTGCCCTGATATCACGGCATTGTCGACCACTGGTTTCACTGTTGTTTGGCGGAACACGTCCGGTGTGGCGATTGACACCCGATTTGGTTTCTCAACGCAAGGAGGGCTTCGCGCCTAGGGCGCGGAATTTCGGCAGATTTCCCAAGGGTTTTGGGGTCCATTCTGTGGGGAAGGGCAGATATCTACCCTTCCTTGCCCGTCGCCGTATTTCAAAACAGCCACCACTGCGACAACGAAGACCAAAGACAACATCAAGATCATCAAGGGATGCGGATTTTCGGCATAATCTTCAAATTCTTGCATCTGTCGTAACCTCTCGTCGCGACCCAAGTGCCGTGATGAGTTTTCTGCCCATCTTCCTGCCTGGAACTTCGATCAGAGTATATATCAGCCATGCCGCAAAAATTGAAGCGGCAACTGATGCAATAAACCCTGCGGTGAAGCCGGCGCGCGGTTGGACCTTATCCATAACGAACCACCCTACTGGAACGTGGATCAGGTAGAGGGAATAACTGATATTGCCGAGAAAACGAACCGCCTTTGGCATCGTTTTGGGATTCCAGAGCATGCATCCATAAAAAATCAGAATCGCGAGAGGGTAGGTCCATGGCTGCCGAGGATCAGTCCACATTTGATCAGGCCAGATCGCTGCAAAGGTGGCGTATAGGGTCAGGAGGGAAACGGCGATAAAGACCAGTGCAACTTCCTTCGCCATCTTTCCATTTTGGATGAGGAAGAAAACCCGGCCGATGATGAATATCGGCAGAAAGCCCAAGTGTGACGTGTGGGGAAGGGCATGCCCCGATAAGTTCGTTGCGACCATGACGAAATAAGAAGCTAGCGCAAGGGCGAACGTGGACGCCACGGGCCGCGCTTTTATCAGCGGCATGAAAGCACAAACTATCGCGTAGAAGGCAATTTCCGGGAAGAGTGTCCAAGTTACCGGAAGCACCGTCGCTCCCGGCCAGAAAAACTGGTCAAGGAGGAACATGCTCAACAAATAATCGGTAATTTTGATGTCTGGTTTGGAAATGGAGCCGATGGTGTTCAGGATCGCTAGGATGGTAATTGCGGCGATTAGAGCTGGCAACAGTCTAAAGACGCGCTTTACGGCGAAAGGCATCCGTTCCTCGCGCTCGGCAACATAGCTGATGATATATCCAGAGATCAGAAAGAAGACGATGACCCCGAGGTGGCCGCCTGACTGGTAGAGGTGAAGAGGGGCGCCGATCGTTCTGTCGAACAGAGTAAGTGGCAACCATGTGCCGTGATATTGCCACTCTGCCAAAAGAGCGAGGTGAGCCCACATCACCGGCAATGGCGCCATTGCGCGGAGGATGTGAATGAACGGTATTTCGCCTTGCTGCTTCATCGTAGCCCAGAAAATTAGGTGATTATTGTAGAGCCATATCGGCGTTGCTGACCTAAGTCGAGTCTATGACGATTGAACCAGGCTGAGGAATATGCGACCTCTACCCCTAGGGAAAACAGAGAAATCTTATGAACTCCGCATCGTTTTGGTCGGCCGCATATTTCGATACCACCGCAATTCGCTCGGAGTGGCAATCTCATCCTATGTCTCTTGAGCGGTTGCATCGCCTTCAAGGTGGCAACTTCCGAGAAGATTGGTTTTTCAAGAATTATCTGAAATCACAGCCGATTAAGCATGCTGCGAGCATTGGCGCCGGCCGAGCTGAAACCGAAATTCAGATGATCTTGAAAGGGCACGTCAACCATTTTGATCTCTACGATATTTCCCCGCATGGGATCAATTCAGCGAAGGAAACGCTCGAAAGACATGGTCTTGGAGATCGCGTGACGTGTCATGTGGTGGAGCCTGGAGTTCCCGTCTTGCCGCGCGAAAGCTACGATCTCGTGATGTTTGTTGCATCGCTGCATCACATGCCTGAACTGCCCAAGACGCTTGTGTCGGCGGTTGATGCCTTGAGAGATGGCGGCCATCTGTGGTGTGTCAATGAATATGTTGGCCCGGATCGGTTCAACTATCCGAAATCCCACGTTGATGTCGCGGCAAGGGTCCATTCCCGTTTGCCAGCAGAGTTTCGAAAGCATCAACTCGATTTCATCGAACTTCCTACGCCTGAGCAAGTCGCGGCGGCAGATCCAAGCGAAGCCCCAACCTCTTCGCAGATCCTGCCGACCATGCGCGCCTTGTTCCCAGACATGGAAGTGAAAGAACTTTACGGCGCATTTGCCTTCATCATCTTCTGGGGACTTCAGCATGACGTCCTCTATGAAACGGAAGAGGGCCGCATTCTCGTCCGTCACCTACTGGAGATAGACGAAATCCTGGCCGAGACGAAGGTGTTGCCAAGCTACTTCGTCCACATAGTCGTCAAACGGCCGAAGAGCTTCAGCCGGCTCTCTGCGTTGGCATGGTTTAAGGTAAAGTCGCTACTCGGGATGCTTCGACCGTAGCGAAAGGCCACATCTTGAAAAACATCTCTCCTGCGGCGTGTCGATCCAGCCGCCGCAGACGCTCTGCTATCGCGTAGTCGATAGCGAGCCTGCACTCACATCTAAATTCAGGAAATGTAATTAAACCGAAACTCGTCCCGAATGCGGGCCGACCGATAAGGCCACCTCGCTAAAAAATTGGCCCCGCCGGGGGGGCCAGCAGGGCCATAGCACAGGGGAACATTCATGTTTGCGAGTGGGGTTAGCAGGTAGGGCTGCTGGCTCGCAATGTAGTGCTAGCATTGAATGTATTTCTTGTGAAGGGTTTGCAACCATAGAGGCGCAGCCCTTCACGTCCGACTGAACCTTTTCAGGACATCTCATGAAACCCAAACTCGTTCCAGAGCCATGGACCGTGCTCTGTCACGCGTGGTCCTCAAGGCTGATGGTAATCTGCGTGCTCTTGCAGTTGCTTGAGCAGCCGATCGTCGATGCCATCCAACAGTGGATCACCGGATACTCGTGGTGGACGCGAGAGATCGTTCAAATCCTGATCGCCGCCGTTGGCGTGATGGCGATCTGGGCGCGCGTCACCTTCCAATCCAAGCTTCAGGAAAAGATCACAGCCGCAAAGATCAAGCGGCAGATAAGGGCACGTTATGGCGATGAAGAGCAGCGTTAAAAAGGGCGGCACGGCAGCCGTCGCCGCCGGCATCGCAATGGCCGTCACCACATTGGCGGCGCCGTCTGAGGGCTATTACGGGTACGTCTATAAAGACCCGATCGGCGTCCTCACCTATTGCTACGGTGAAACGCAGAATGCGAAGGACATGAAGGGCCGCACCTTCAGCCAGCAAGAATGCCTCGATCTGTTGAAGAAGCGCATGGCGCACTACCAGCATGGCAATGCGGCCTGCGTGAAGGGCTATGACGACCTCTCGCCCTATGTCCAGATGGCGTTCAACGACTTCAGCTACAATCTGGGGAACGGGGCTTTCTGCGGCCCTATTGCCAGCCTCCTGAACGCCGGCAAGGTGAAGGAAGCCTGCCAGCGGCTCACGCTCTACAACAAGGCCCGTAAGAACGGCGTACTCGTCGAGCTCCCCGGCCTTACGAAGCGGCGTGCCCTTGAGCAGATGTATTGCTTGAAGGGGGCCGCGTGATGTTTGGCTTCGAGATCTTCGATTACCTCAAAATTGGCGCTGGCATAGTGGTAGGCGCGGCTCTCGTCTTCTACCCGGCGCGCTGGATCGGCCAGGGTGAAGGAAAGCAGATGGCCGCGACGGCCGCCCTCACAAAATCCGTGACGCTTCTCCGCGAAAGGAACGTGGTCAATGATCAGGTCTCTACTTCTGATGCTGCCTCTTTGTGCGCTGATTTCGGGCTGTCAGACGCCGACGCCGCAGAATGCGTGCGACGGATGGCAGAAACTAACGCCCAGCCTGAAAACATCGGTAACGATCCTGCAGACGGACCGGCCATTTGCAAACCAAGTCGCGGGCCACAATAGGTTCGGACACGAGCAAAAGTGCTGGTGATGTCAGCGCGCGTCAGTCTTGTTCTCTTCCTCCTGTCGAGCGGCGCATTCCTTTGCGTTATCGCCGCCGGCCTGCTCTCCATCCCCCATTGAAAGAGCCGAAATGTCCCCAACAGACAGCGATCCACGCCTTCATCAGCAAATGGGGGAAGTCCTGGCCGAAGTCCGAAATCTGCGAGATGCTTTTCGGCAGTCAGAAATCAAATCGGACAACAGTAGAGCATCGATGCATCAGCGCATGGATCAGCTCGTAGACCGCGTCGGCAAAGTCGAGGGCAATCTTGCCGCGGTTCAGGAAGACGTTTCCGAAATGCGGCCGGTCACCGATGATGTGAAGCGATGGAAGCTCATGGGCCTTGGTGCGCTCGGCATGATCGGGATCGCCGGCATGGCGCTCGGGGTATCGTTCGCCGATGCCCTCAAGCGCATTGCGGTTGTTCTGCTGGGACGCTAGAACGTCTTGCCGCCCTTTGGCTGGGGATATTCTTCCCATTGGTGCTCATAGCAATACCAGCGGGTTTCACCCTTGCCGATATCATAGCCGAAGCCGCCCCATGCTCTGCAGCCGGGATGCTCGCAATAGTGCTCAAACATGGCAGAAGCTGAAGTTTGCGGCGCGGGAGCATTTTCATCACTCATGATTTATTCTCTTCGGGTTTCCACTGGCCCCGCTCAATAAGCTGCTTCTCGATATATGGGTCAGGATTTCGGCCCCTAAGGATTTCGTTCTCTCGCCATGCTCGCCATTGAGGCTGCAATAGGTGCAGCCAAGGAGGAGCGGGGCCAAGGAGATCTTCATTATATTCCTCATCATCCCACATTACTATTCTCCCGGCTCTCTTGCTCAGCCGCCTGGACGCGCTCTTTATAATCGTCCGTCCCGAACTCGTCACGCATGACAAACCCGCCTTGGCGGAGCTGCAGCCGCGTCGTCTTCGAATGGTGCGATAGCAGTTCAGTAAATGCCCTCTGGGCCGCAACGACATTGTTCATCCCGCCTAAGCGCTCCTTGCGCCTGCCGTCTTCCGCATAGACTTCATCGATCGAGAAGTTGAAGCGATCCCCGAAGAAGTTCTCCTTCTCAGAGCCCGGAAGCTGATAGACGGCCGCCTCCCTCCCCACATCGCAGAAGTAAATCCGTTCCTTGCCGTAGATCCAGACGATGCGCTCGCCGTGGCCTCTACGCGCCTTGGAGCATACCTGCCATTCACCATTGAAATTGATAAGCCGATAGTCGCGGGGCAT